TGCAATGCTGCTCCGACTATTATTAATCCTGTTGTTTTAAACACTCTTACTGTTGGCGCGCAAAGTTCTTCTCAAGGTTCAATTGTTCTGGCCAATACTGCGTCTGGACCAGAGTCTTTGACGCTTCAGTCGTCAAACTCTATGACCGCCGCCTGGACATTGACATTCCCGGTAACGCCTGGAACGCTAAACCAAGCGCTTCTTACTGACGGAACAGGCGTTACATCATGGGGTGAGCCGCCTGTTACGACACTTCAGGGCGGCATTGCTTCTCAGATTCCATATCAGAGCGCACCAAATACTACGTCATTTATTCCTAATGGCACAGCTGGCCAGTTTCTTAAATCAAATGGAACGGCTGCCCCCGCGTGGAGCACGGTTAATCTTGCAAGCTCTGCGTCTGTTACGGGTATATTGCCAATCGCCAATGGCGGCACAGATCTTTCTACTGTTGGCACAAACGGCCAAGCGCTGATTTCTAATGGCACCGCTCTTCTTTATGGTAATCCGGCGATTGCTACGAATATAGCTGGCGGCGTTGCTAACAATGTTCCTTACCAGACGGCGGCAAGCACAACTGCTTTTGTGACAAATGGCGTTGCTGGTAATTCGCTTATTACGGCAGTTGGTGGCGCTCCAACATGGGGCTCGGTTAATCTTGCCGACAATACAAATGCCGTGACAGGAACGCTTCCTATTGCTAACGGCGGAACGGGATTGGCGACCGTTGGTGCATCTGGCACTGTTCCTATTTCTAACGGAACGTCGCTGGCTTATGGCGTTCCAAATGCCAATCTTGCCAACGCAATTAAGGGCGGCGCTGCTTCTCAGATCCTATATCAATCTGCGGTTGATACGACGTCATTTATTCCAAATGGAACGCCTGGCCAGTATCTGACATCAAATGGAACGATTGCTCCTAGCTGGCAGACTCCAGCGCTGTCCAGCTATCACATTTCAGTAAATTCTGGCGGCACAATTGCCGCTGCTATTCTTGCTGCCGGCATTACAGATGCTGCTGGTAACTTTTATACCTTCGTCAATTCATCTACGAGCAACGTCGTTCTTACGGCGTCCATCGTCGATCAGAGCGCTGCGTATCCTACGTCTGTGACGGGAACAAGCGTAACGCTAGCTGCCGGTGGAACGATTGGCGTTAATACGATTACGGCTGGATCTGAATATTCAATTGACGTTGTTAGCCCGATTAGCGGCTTGACGACGATTAACGTTACAGGAAATGTAACGCTTACGGCGTCTACTTCGGTTGATCGCTACGGCGTTATTCAGCTTTCGCCAACTGGTTCTGGTTATACCGTAAACATTCCGGCTCCAACAAATACGTTAGCTGGACGACAGATCTTAGTCTGCAACAATCAACCGTATAGTTTGACGGTTTCTCCGCTTAATGGTTCTGCATTTACATTAACGCCTGCGACATCAGTTACGCTCATCTGGAATGGCGGTTCTTGGTATGGCACGACGCCTATTAATTCTGGTTCTTATGCAAGAGCGTATTCTTTTTCATCAAGCGCAAACATTAACTTCTTATCAATGATAGGCGCTGTCCAAGATAAGGACGGCAATGTTTACACGCTTCAAAATACAAATGCTACTTCCGGTATTACAATTACTTTCCCAGCAACATCGAATCCGACATTTCTTAACCAGTCATCTATGTCGTCTGCTACGCATACAAGCAATAATACAATTTATCTAAGACCATTTGAGTCTATTACGCTTCAGTGTTTTGTGGCGGCTAATTCGACTTACTATTATATTACAACGACGCAGCCGCAAGATTTCACCTGTAGGGCCACAATGGGCTCAATGGGTGCGCCGCCTCAAAATACGGATACAACTCTTAACTTTGTGACGAATGGATCAGCGCCGGGCCATGATCCGATGGGCGCGTTCAACAGCACGACGCATACTTGGACATGCCCTCGAGCTGGTCAGTGGATTGTATCGTTGTCTCTAAATATTACTAGCACTAATAGTCCACCCACTTTGTATAATGTTCAGATACGAGTTAATAATGATAATTCAAAGGGAATTTATGCATATGGATATGCTCCTGGCACATCCACATTTGGCGGCGGTCAATCTTCTGGAAGTTGGCAAACTCTAATTACTGCAAATGTTGGCGATACGGTAATTGCTACCATTTACCCATATGCCGGATCTTCTGTTCTAACGCCTGCTAATAATAGCTCTACATGCCAACTTAATTTCTCGCTCGTCGGTTAAGGAACGTAAATGAGCACCGATATGGTCTTCTACGTTTACGAGCATTGGCGATTAGATCGCGATGAATGCTTTTACGTAGGTAAGGGCCATGGTAAGCGCGCTTATTCTATTAAAAACAGAAATCAGCATTGGAACAATATTGTTTTAAAGCTGGAGCGCATCGGATCGGGATACGAAATTAGGTTAGTTGCTACAGGGCTTTCCGAACAAGACGCCTTTTCGCTTGAAAAGGAAAGAATTTCTTTTTGGCGAGATCTTGTAGATTTAGCTAATATCTGCGATGGCGGAGAAGGCGTATCTGGATTAAAGCATTCTGAAGAAACTAAAAAACTTTGGAGTGAAAAAAGAAAAGGGTGTCCTGTTTCTATTGAGGGGCGAATTAAACGTAGCAAAACTATGAAGGGTGTTCCAAAATCTAAGGAACATGCGGCCAAAGCTGGAGCGGCCGGTGGTTTTGCCCGAAAAGGTATGAAACATAGCGAAGAACACAAAAAAGCAATTGGTTCTTCTTTGTTAAACAGTGAAAAATTTAAATCAGCCAATAAAGCTAGAAGAAAAACAATTATATGTTTAAATTCAGGACAGATATTTAGTGGGTTAGATGAAGCAGCAATAGCAAATAATGTTTCAAGATATGCCGTCCATGATTGTTGCTCTGGAAGAACAAAGCATACAAAAGATGGCTTAGTCTTTAAATACGAGGACGCATAATGGCAACCTCAAACACTTACTCTTTCAACCCTGATCTTGGCAGCATTACCTTATATGCTTTTAATTTAGTAGGCATCCGAAATACTGCTTTATTGCAAGAACATCTCGACTCTGCTCGCATGGCGACAAACATGATTTTGTCGCGCTGGAGCTCTGAAGGCGTTAACACATGGGCTGTTGATCTTGTGACTGTGCCTCTTGTTCAAGGGCAGTCAACCTACCCTGTAGATAGCAATACGATCGTGATGCTGGATACTTATATCACCGTCGTCAATGGCGGCGTGTCGACTGATCGTATCATCCTTCCGATCTCAAGGACGGAATATGCGTCATATCCAAATAAGCAGCAGCAAGGCTTCCCGACGACGTTCTGGATGGACCGCTTGCTTAATCCGACGGTTACAATCTGGCCTGTCCCAGATGGTAATGAAGCTTATCTGAAGTATTACCGCCTGATACAATTGCAGGACGCCAATCTTGCCGGTAATCAGCAATTAGATATTCCGTATTACTTTTTGGACGCTATGGCCTATGCTTTGGCGCTCCGTTTGGCTCAGATATGGGCCCCTGATAAGGTGGCGATGCTGAAGCCATTTGCTGACGAAAGCTACCAGATTGCTGTTGCGCAGAATATCGAAACTTCTGCTTTCTATGTGTCGCCTACGATCTCTAGCTATTTCAGATAAGGAGGCGTAAGTGGGATACGCTTCTAAATCGGGACGGGCGAGGACATCTGCCAGTAACCCGCAGGCGTTTGGCGTTTGCGATCGCTGCGGCATTTGGACAAACCATAATAGATTATCCTGGCAATATGACTGGCGTGGCGCTAGTCTGATGAATATTCGCGTTCTTGTCTGTGACCGATGCCTTGATACGCCACAGCAACAGCTTCGAGCAATTATCGTCCCAGCCGATCCTACAGCTATTGAGCAGCCAAGAACTGAGCCATTTGTCTACGACGAGACCAATAACCGTTACACAAGCGGCCAGAATACGATAGACCCCAATACGGGTATTCCTATTATTGGCGGCGATAATCGTATTACGCAAGACAGCCAAGATCGCGTTACTCAACAGACTGGCGAAGCTCCAGGCGGATTAAATCAGCTACCTGGCACCGATTGGGCTGTTCCTGCTGTTATCTATAATAATACTGAGATAGGTTTGCCCTATAATACAGGCGTTGTCCCGTTTACTGGCCCTCTTTCTCCGCCGTATAATTTTGTCGATCAGTGGAACAACCAATGGCAATTTGGTATGAGAACTGGATCATACTGGTCTAATACCACAAGTGCTTTTGTGACATGGACGTCGAACATTCTGTAACCTATGAATAGTCGAAGAAATAGGGTAAAATTACACTCAAATATGTGGTAAGAGGAATATATGGCAACCGTCCCCTATACATTCGCAAATACCCCAGGCGGCGCGTCAATTCCACTTGCTGAGTTGGATGCCAACTTTGCGGCCATTGGCGTTCAAACAGGACCCACAGGGCCTACAGGACCAGTTGGGCCGCAAGGTGCTCCTTCTAATGTTACGGGGCCTACGGGATACACTGGGGCTATAGGGGCTACAGGCGCAACTGGACCAACTGGCCCAAATGGCACATCTAGTGTTTTATTTAATTATAATTCAAATACATCAAACACAAATGTAAGTATTTATCCTGGTGACGGTAATATTTGTTGGAATAATTCTGCCCAAATATCTTCGACGGCATTAACCATCTCTAGCAGAGATACCAATGGTGCCGATATTGACTTATTTTTATCAAGTTTAGCTTCAGGTCAACAAATTGTAATCCAACAACAAACCAGCAGTTCAAATTATCAAACATTTCAAATTACATCTGCGCCAACAGAGGTAAACCCAGGAACATTAACATCGTATTGGGCATTTCCTGTTTCTCTGGTTAATAGTGGTGGAACAGGGACGTCTAATTTTGCTAATGCTTTACCAATATTTATCGCTATTACCACGTTGCAACCCGGCCCAACCGGGCCAACCGGGCCCGCCGGGGCTGCTGGGTTAAGCTCTTACATGGAGCAATTAAATATATCGACTACAAATATATTGCCGCCATTAACTAATTCATATGTGACGGGGTCGTTTATTATGTTTGTAAATGGCCAAGGGTTTGTTCCCACAGGAGCAACTCCCCCGTTTTCTGTATCTGGAACGGCGATTACTTGGCTTTCGACGGTATGGAGTGTTAATCCTGGCGACTTAGTCGTCGTTATCTATACATATTAGTAAGGTGGGCTATGCGGATAATTGTTTTTTTTAGTTCTCTGTTACTTTCTCTTCCTGCTTTAGCTCAAAGCTACAGCACGATGGCTTGGGGAATTGATAAATCTGTCAGTCCGTATGGGTTTGGATATAACATCAATGGAACTTGGTATAATTTGGGGACTATATCTTCTACCGGAACGTGGGTCATTCCTGTTGGAAATATAACCAACGGAGGACTTCCTATTTTATCTTCTGCTAATATATGGGCTGGCGCGCAAACTTTTTCTGTGGCTCCAAAATTCTCATCTATGACGGGTTACATGTATTGTAACGGGGCTGCTCCATGCACGGCTTCCACAAGCGTCCCTGCGGCTAATGTGTCGTTTACTCAGTCTGGCACTGGAGCTGTGAGCACCAATATTAATGCCTTATTGCAAGCTGGCGCTCTTACGGGAGAGCAATTTGGTGTTGTTTGCGATGGCGTAACTAATAATACCACCTCATTGAATAATTTAATTAGCGCTGCGCGAGCTGCTGGAAAACCCGCGATTATTCCTCCTGGCATATGTAAAACAGATATGATTGATTTGGGTCTTTCCGCAGGTCAGCAAGTATCTATTTACGGATATGGCACAAATGCGGCAGGGACGACTTTAGATAAAATTACTTCGGATGGAAATCCAATTATTAAAGCTAACACATCTACTACAACGACGTTTTTCCCTTATTTAACAATATCTGGAATTAAGCTTGATGGTATTTCCGGAAACACGCCTGATGCTTTGCAATTGTATAATGTTGTTTTTGGTAACTTTCAAAATATAACTGTTGTGAACTCCATTCATGGCGTAGGCGTGTATGGAGGTAATACAAATTCATTTAATAATCTTACAGCAACCAGTAACACAATAGGATTTTATGCCACACAATATGTTAGTCCGGCACCTTTTACTTACCCTCCTAATTTAATAACCCTTAATAATCCAATATTATCTAATAACTCATACAGAGGATGTTATTATGAGTTGGGGTCTGGGTTTTTCATAAATAACGCTGATATAGAAGGAAACGGAAATGCTGGAAATGCTAATACAGGCGGATGTTATATAAATGGTGTAGCTTCAACTATTGGGGGGCTTGGAGGTATTGGTGCTATTATTAAAGGTTCTTGGTTTGAAACTAACGCAGGGGGCAATTCTGTGTGGTTGAATGGTGGGCACAATGAAATAGACGGAACTCTTTTTATCGCTAATGGCTCATCTACAGATGACATTAAAATTAGTCTAGGAACTTACACTATTTCAAATTCAAACTTTGTTGGGATCAAAAGTGGTTACAGCATTAATGAGACGGTAGCTGCCAGTTATGGTAATTTCATTTATAATACCTCTTATGTTTCTGCTACTTATGATCCAAAGAAAACATCGTTCTTTTCTGGGTCAAAATCAACCATATCAGCATTTCAGTTGACTCCTTATACTGTCGGCGCATTGCCAACGTGTAACGTAGGAACAACGAACTCCCTATATGCTGTCTCAGATTCAGCCATTGTTCCGACATATAACGGAGCTTTGGGGGCTGGCGGCGGAACAAATGTTAGCCCTGTTTTTTGCGATGGAACGGGATGGAAATTCCATTAAGTAAAATATAGTGATATGGTAAAAAAACTTTAATAGGAAAGATTGTATGTCTAACGTCCAGATCCCAAATCTTCCTGTTGCTATTTCTCTTAATGGCACAGAAGAACTTGAAGCAGTTCAGGCTGGGACGTCTGTTCGCGTTACTTCTTTGCAAATTGCTGGGTTGGCACCAGGCCCAACTGGCGCTCCTGGTCCATTTGGACCAACCGGACCTACTGGATATACGGGGTATACAGGGCCAGGAATAACAGGTCCTCAAGGCCCAACAGGCCGAACTGGTCCAACAGGATATACAGGTTATACGGGCTATACCGGTGATACAGGTGCGCCATCTTTTGTAACTGGCCCGACTGGGTATACCGGTTATACTGGTCCCACAGGATATACTGGTTCACCTGGAACTAGCATAATTTATCAAGGCACAGTTGCAAACTCGACATTATTGCCACCTCAACCGCAGCCTGTTGGTTACGCTTATGTTGCGCAAGATACGGGTCATCTTTGGATATCTACTGGTAGTGTATGGTCTGATGCTGGCCCTGTTGTAACCAACTATACCGGTGCCACTGGCTATACAGGTTATACGGGATATACTGGACCCACTGGGTATACCGGCTATACAGGAAGCATTGGCGCAACTGGCTATACTGGTCCAACAGGTTATACAGGCCCAACTGGCTATACAGGTCCCACCGGATTTACTGGTTATACAGGATTTACCGGTCCAACTGGGTATACTGGAGATACAGGTCCTACTGGTTACACAGGTTATACAGGCGCAGCTTCGACTGTAACAGGTCCAACTGGTTATACTGGATATACTGGATATACAGGATACACTGGTGATACTGGGCCAACTGGATATACCGGATATACGGGATATACAGGATATACTGGTGATACCGGTCCGACTGGTTATACTGGGTATACGGGTGAAACTGGTCCAACAGGTTATACTGGGTATACAGGAGAAACCGGTCCCGCTTCTGACGTTACGGGCCCAACAGGTTATACGGGTTACACTGGTTATACTGGCTACACAGGCGCTGCTTCTGATGTAACTGGTCCGACTGGTTACACAGGATATACTGGATACACCGGAGACTTCGGTCCCACTGGTTATACTGGTTATACTGGGGAAACCGGCCCAACGGGTTATACTGGATATACAGGTGAAACTGGCCCTACTGGTTACACAGGATATACGGGATACACTGGGGACACAGGCGCTCCGTCTGATGTCACAGGACCAACTGGTTATACTGGTTATACTGGCCCAACAGGCTACACAGGCGATACAGGCGCTCCTTCTGATGTTACAGGGCCAACTGGCTATACTGGCTATACAGGTATGGCTGGTAGTGGGATTCAATATCTTGGCACTGTTAATGGATTCACAAACTTACCTGGATATCCTAGTTCATATCTAGGGGCTCAAGGCGATGCTTATGTAGATACTGTTACTCAAGATCTTTGGGTTTGGAACGGACTTACTTGGGTAAATAACGGTCCTTTTGCTTCAATTACAGGACCCACTGGCCAAACTGGCCCAACAGGGTATACGGGCGATATCGGACCTACTGGCTATACTGGATACACTGGAGATATCGGACCAACTGGTTATACCGGTTATACGGGTGACACAGGTCCAACAGGATATACTGGATATACAGGCGATATTGGTCCAACAGGTTATACTGGTTATACCGGGGCAACCGGCCCAACTGGATATACAGGATCAATTGGACCAGCCGGTTCTTCTGCTACATCTTTTGGCTATATTGCTAATACGACTATCCAGTCTGGAGATCCTGGGACTGGTGACGTTCTATGGAACAACACAGCTCAGATTTCTGCTACATCTATTAATGTAAGCACAACTGATGGGGCGAGCGCGGATATTAGCGTTTATCTGTCTCTCTTGCAGCAAGGGCAGACGCTTGTCCTTCAAGATTCAGCCGTTGCAACATCTTGGCAAGCATTTACTGTTTCTGCTGCTACGACGGATAATACGACATATTGGACGATTCCGGTTACTTATGTAAGTAGCAGCGGGGCCGCAACAACTAACTTTGCCAATGCTACATCTTTAATTTTTGCTGTCGCTAGTGGCGCAATTGGCCCTCAAGGACCGCAGGGTGTAACTGGTGCAACCGGAGATACTGGCCCAACTGGCTATACTGGTTATACAGGTATTCAAGGCATTCAGGGTAATGTTGGCCCAACTGGTTATACGGGATATACGGGCCCGCAAGGAAATGCTGGCACTGTTGGAGATACCGGACCTACTGGATATACAGGTTATACTGGGTATACTGGAGATACAGGTCCTACTGGTTACACAGGTTATACAGGCGCAGCTTCTACTGTAACTGGCCCAACTGGCTATACAGGCTATACAGGTGCGCAAGGTGCAACTGGCTATACAGGCTACACAGGCGTAGGCGACACTGGTCCAACTGGTTACACTGGCCCACAAGGAGCCACTGGCTATACCGGGTATACTGGCGATCAAGGCGCTACTGGTTATACAGGCTACACTGGTCCAACTGGGTATACTGGCTATACGGGTTATACGGGCGATACAGGACCGCAAGGTGCTACAGGTTATACTGGTTATACGGGAGCTGCGTCTAACGTAACCGGCCCAACAGGCTACACGGGCTACACTGGCCCTCAAGGTGGCGGCATTGTTTATAAAGGCACTGTAACTGATTCCACTCAGTTAACAGTTGTTGACCCAACGCCTTCTGTTGGCGATGCTTATATCACGCTTGATAACCAGCATCTTTGGGTATGGAATGGCGTTAGCTGGGTAGATAACGGCGCAATTACAACAACTGGCCCAACTGGCGCTACTGGTTATACGGGGCCAACTGGTTATACGGGATATACAGGTTATACGGGCTACACAGGATACACTGGTGCTGCTTCTACTGTAACAGGCCCAACAGGCTACACTGGTTATACAGGGCCAATTGGTGCAACAGGTTATACCGGTTATACGGGCGATACAGGTTATACGGGCCCTCAAGGGGCCACTGGCTATACTGGTTACACGGGACCTCAAGGGGCGACTGGTTATACTGGTTACACAGGCCCGGTTGGCCCAACAGGATACACAGGCTATACTGGGTATACAGGTTACACAGGCACAACTGGTTATACAGGTTATACGGGCTATACCGGTTACACAGGTATCCAAGGACCAACTGGACCAGGTGGCGCTGTCGCTTATTGGGGTTCGTTCTGGGATACAACAACCCAGACAATCGCTAGCACGACAACTGCTTATCCGATTACGTTCAATTCTTTTGATCCTAACAGTAACCAAGTTACTATTGTATCAGGAAGCCAAATCACATTTGCGCAGGCTGGAACATATAATATTCAATTTTCGATACAGTTTGCCAATACTGATAGCGCTCAGATTTGGAATGCCAATACATGGCTGCGCAAAAACGGCGTAAATATTCCAGATTCAAACAGCTACTGGACGATAACGAGCAAGCATGGCGGCACAAATGGTCAGATAGTTGGCGCTGCTAACTTCATTGTTGAGGTCACAGCTGGTCAATATATTGAACTTTACTGGCAGGCAGAAAGCACATCTGTCATCTTGGAAACTGTCCCTGCTGGAACGACCCCAACAACGCCAGTAAGCCCTAGCGTTATTTTGACAGCTACGCCAATCGTTTCAACGATTATTGGGCCAACTGGTTATACGGGCTATACGGGATACACTGGCTATACAGGCGCAGCATCTACTGTAACCGGTCCAACTGGTTATACAGGGTTCACCGGCCCTCAAGGCCCAACTGGATACACTGGTTATACAGGACCTCAAGGCGCTACTGGTTACACTGGTTACACAGGTCCTCAAGGAGCTACTGGTTATACGGGTTATACTGGGGCCATAGGCCCAACAGGATATACTGGGTATACAGGCCCACAGGGCCCAACTGGTTACACTGGGTATACGGGGCCAATTGGTGCGACAGGCTATACAGGCTACACAGGCTACACAGGCCCAACTGGCTATACGGGCTATACAGGCGATATTGGTCCGACTGGATACACAGGATATACTGGGCCCGGTATTACAGGTCCAACTGGCTATACTGGCTACACAGGTCCAGGCATTACTGGACCGACTGGTTATACTGGCTACACTGGTTATACGGGACCAGGTGTAACGGGCCCAACTGGTTATACTGGTTATACTGGCTACACTGGGCCTCAAGGCGCTACTGGCTATACTGGATATACCGGCGCTACTGGCCCAACTGGCTACACTGGTTATACGGGACCAGGTGTAACTGGACCAACTGGTTATACTGGTTACACCGGGTATACTGGTTACACAGGCCCGGGCGTAACGGGACCAACCGGATATACTGGCTATACTGGTTACACAGGATACACTGGTTACACAGGCCCACAGTTAATAACGATTAATTCAACGCCAATTGGAAGTGGCACGTCTGGTCGTATTCTTTATGACAATGCTGGCACTGTAGGCGAGCTTGTTATACCGCTTTCTATCTCAAATGGCGGAACAAATAACTCATCTGCTTATACTGCTGGATCTGTTATATTTTCTAATGGCACTTCATTAACCCAGGATAATGCAACTTTCTTTTGGGATGACACGAATACGCAATTGTCAGTTGGAACTAATGTAACAGCTACTACGCCAGCGAATATTCAGCTGCAAATATTTAAAGACGCATTAATTAATGGCATGACTGTCGGTCTTGGAACTGCGCAGCTAACGACAAATACCGCAGTTGGCTATCAAACACTTTTAGGTGTGACAACAGGAGCTTCCAACACAGCTGTTGGTTATCAGGTTCTTAAAGTAAATACTATTGGAACTCAGAATACGGGTGTTGGAAACCTTGTTCTATCTGCCAATACGACAGGAAACTACAACGCTGCTGTCGGTCAGGCTTGTCTGTTTAAGAATACGACCGGATCTCAAAATTCAGCATTAGGTCAAGGTTGTCTTTTCAATAATACCACAGGTGCCAGTAATTCTGCGATTGGTGGGTCTGCGTTATTCAACAATTCTACAGGCTCTAACAACACAGCCCTTGGCCAAGCGGCTATGAACACTAATACCACGGGGGCCACAAATACAGCTGTTGGCACGTCGTCTCTCTATTCTAATACAATTGGAACAAACAACTGCGCCGTTGGTTATCAGGCTCTTTATTTTAACACTACCGGAACACCCAACACAGGCGTTGGAACGTTAGCCCTTAGAGCAAACCAGACTGGAACAAATAACGTCGCTGTTGGTGATAGTGCATTAACAGCATGCACTGGAAATCAAAATACATCTCTTGGTTCCAGCGCTGGTTCTTCGGTTACGAGTGGTTCAAATTTAACAATAATTGGCTATAATGCCCAAGCAACATCTGCGACTGCTACTAACGAAATCACTCTTGGAAATTCGTCAGTTGCAACTCTACGTTGTCAAACTACAACTATTACATCTCTTTCTGACGCAAGGGATAAAACTGAAATAAGAGTTTTACTGGCTGGAATTAATTTTATAAAAACACTTAAGCCTGTGTCGTTTATATGGTCAATGCGCGATGGAGGTAAGGTTGGTATAGAAGATTCTGGTTTTATTGCTCAAGATTTACTTGAGTCCCAAAATATTACTGGAATTAAAATTCCTGGTCTTGTTTACGATGTAAATCCAGATAGACTCGAGGCTTCTTACGGCAAGCTTATACCTGTATTAGTAAAGGCAGTTAAAGAGCTGATCGAAGAAATTGATGCCTTAAAAGGGAAAGTTGGCTGATATGTCTATTAAAAAAACAATAAAAGCAGCGCGCCCGACCGTCAACTCTGTTTCCGGATATGTTTTAAGTTGGGATGTTGATATTACTTTAAGAGAAGGTAGCTTTGAATATAATTACAACTATTCAAAAGATGTTGCTAATTTAAATAAAATACCATCTGATTTCTCTGAACCAGAAGTTTTAGGATATATGCCAGAAGGTCTGGAAGATGTATTTAAACACCACAAAGAATTTTTGGGTGGAAATAATTCTTCTGAAACAATTATTGTCGATGATTTTACGTTTAGCAATTAATAGGAGTAAATTGAAATTCGCACCGTTCTTCTTTCAGCGCCATCTTATGACGGCAAAGTAAACGTATGGCACTGCACGTCTTTAACTGAAACGGTAAAAATAGGTATATCAAAAAATATTAACATTGTGGCTGTTTATATGTCTTACGATGCCTTAGTTCAAAGGGCTCGTAACGATATATTTAAACTAGCATATGATAATGATGTTGATGATCTGGTTTTTATCGATTGCGATCAAGATTGGCAACCGGAAGATTTTTTTAAGCTTCTTTCACATGATGTCCCAATTGTTGCCGCACCAGTCATAAAAAAATCTGACGACCCTCAATATAATGTAAAATTATTAGGAAATTATATTATAAATGAAAAAGGGTTGGTTGAGGTAGACGGAGTTGGCACTGGATTTATGAGAATAAGAAAAGATGCTATTAAAAAAATGTGGTCTGCCTCAAGTGAATATCGTGAAAGACATAAGGAAGATTCGTCTCGTATGGTATTTGAAGTAAAAGTTATGAATGGGGAAATCTGGGCAGAAGACATTGTTTTTTGTGATAAATGGATTAAATTGGGCGGTAAGGTATATATTGACCCATCCATTAATTGCGGCCATTCAGGTGAAAAAAGATGGGTAGGGAATTTTTCGTCTTGGATCAAGACCTTAAACTTAAAAGGAGGGGTGTAAAATGGAAAACGAAATTATCAAGCTGGAGTTAACACTAGGTCAGGTTAACCACATTTTGGCTGTGTTAGGTGAGGCATCTTTTGTAAAAGCCGCAGACCCCGTAAACTGGATACGCGAGCAGGCGATTCCGCAGCATGCGGAAATAGCTAAGAAATATCCTGCTGAAGAAATAGCGCAAGCAGCAGAATAAATATAAATTCGCATAAGAGAGGAAGGGTCTCGTTATGCATACATCGGCGTATAATCATGCGCAGCGTTTTTACGACTGCTATAACGGGGCTTTCCCTGATGGGTTTAAGGTAATTGAAATTGGTTCTCAAGACGTCAATGGCTCTTTGCGGCCTATTTTTGAAAGAGACTGCGACTATACGGGCGTAGACTTTGTGGCTGGTAAGGGCGTAGATCTTGTCTTAACCGACCCATACAAACTGCCTCTTCCAGACAAATGCGCAGATATCGTTGTTTCAAGCTCATGTTTTGAACATTCAGAAATGTTTTGGCTGACGTTCCTAGAGATCATGCGCATATTAAAGCCGCATGGTTTGTTTTATCTAAATGTTCCATCCAACGGTATTTATCATACTTACCCCGTTGACTGCTGGCGGTTCTTTCCAGACAGCGGAAAGGCGCTCGTAACATGGGCCAAGCGCAATGGAATAAACGCAGCTCTTCTTGAATCCTATATTGGCTTCAAAGAAGGTGAAATGATTTGGAACGATTTTACGGCTATTTTTCTTAAAGACGAAAAGAATATAGAAAAACATAAAAAGCGCATTCTTAGCGTCCTGAAAGATTTCCATAACGGATATGTTTATGAAAATCCTGAGATTATGAACCGCGTTTATTGGCACGATAAATGACTCCGATACTCGTATGCACGGTTACGGGGCGTAGCCTTCCAGTTCTTGAAGCGAGCGTTAAAGCTTATTGCTCGGACGTTTCGTTGATCGCGCATCACGTTGATCGGTCAACTTTTGGTCAATCGTATAACACCGCATTAGATGAGGCCTTTAAACAATACGATGAAGTTATTATCGCAAATGACGATGTTGTTTTGACGCCATCTACATATACGACTTTACTTGAAGATGTGGCCGCGTTAAAATCAGAGCATGGCGATAAGGTAGGTATAGTTGGCGCTAGGTCTGATTGCGTTCGAGAAGCGCAAAATATTAAAGAGAATCTGCCAGAAGAAGTTTTCTCAACGCTGTATGTATCCCCATTATTCGCTTGGATTCCAAAGATCGTTTTTGATATTACGCGCTTCCCGCATACAAACTGGTTTAGCGACGATATGATTTGTATGGATTTGAATTATGCTGGCTTTACCAATTGGGTGTCTCGGGCGTATGTCCATCATGCCGGATCTCAGACGGTCGGCAATAATACATGGGAAATGTATTTACAGGCCATAGACTGGATAGAAAAGAATAGACCAGAACGTCTACATAGGTTTAAACGATGAAAATTATAGATGCTTTTACGTTTTATAATAATGTAGACATATTAAAAATGAGGCTCCAGCTTCATTTTGATCATGTGGACGAATTTTATATTTGCGAATCTGACCATACATATTCCGGCAGACCAAAAGAATTTATTTTAGAGCAGCATTTGCATGAGATAAATCCCTGGATAGATAAGGTTCGATATATAAAATATCATGCCGACCCAAGTGGATTAGATTTTTCTCAGGAATTTAAAGACGAAATTCTCAATCTTAGCAATCCCGGCTGGATTATGGAGTTCAGGCAACGCAACCAACTAAAAGAACATATCCAAGATTTTGGCGATAATGATGTTATTGCAATTTGCGATATTGATGAATTTATTAGCCATGATGTTTTTAACTATATTAGGCAAAATGGTCTCGGGCCAGATGAGTTACGTTTAAATCTCGTCATGCATCACTATTACATGAATTGCATACAACCTGGAAGGATATGGACACAACCATTTATGTGCAAGGGGTCCAGATTTCGGCAGATAGATGACGTATCCTTTCACCGGCACTGCGTAGGTATGTATCATTGGTGGCCTAATGCTGGCTGGCATTTTTCCAACCTTGGCGGCTATGAAGCCATAATGGATAAGATGCTTGCCACTTGTCATACAGAGTTTATTACCAATGGCGTAAATGACCCTGAATATATAAAAAATTGTATGAAATATGGGATCTTACCTAACATAAAAAAACCAACGCCATCTCTGGCTACATGTGAATTGGCTTTTGTGAAATTAGACGCATATCCCCCCTATTTGCGTAAAATTATGCTAGATAATCCAAAATATATTGTTACCGATTTGACGGTTTAAGGAAGGGAAAACAATGGAAACTATAGAATTAACGGCGACGGAAATTATCCCGGAAAAGAAAAAGCTGAAGATATGCGTCTACGGTATCTCAAAAAACGAAGAAATGTTTATTCAGCGATGGGCTGATTCTGCTAGGCAGGCAGACCTTATTCTCCTTGCTGATACAGGCAGCGACGACGATACCGTCAAGCTGGCAAAGGAAAGCGGCGTCCAAGTCCATCATATCCACATCAAGCCGTGGCGCTTTGACCATGCCAGAAACGCCGCTCTTTGCCTGATCCCAGGCGACTTTGATGTCTGCGTCAGCCTAGACATTGACGAAATCTTGGAGCCCGGTTGGCGCGAAGAAATTGAGCGCCTATGGGAACCAGATACGACCCGTATGCGCTATATCTTTGACTGGGGGATGGGTAAGAAATTTTACCATGTCAAAATTCATAGCCGCCATAGCCACTTCTGGAAACATGCCTGCCACGAAGTTCCTGTCACAGACATGCGGACTCCAGAAAAGTTCTGTTTTACCGAGAAGCAGATGGTGACGCATTACCCAGATCATACCAAAAGCCGGGCGCAATATTTTGGCATCCTAAAGGTTGCTGTGGACGAAGACCCAAGCTGCCCCCGCAACGCTTTTTACTGGGCCCGTGAGCTTTCCTACTACAGCAAATGGGAAGAGGCGCTAGTAGCGCTTAAAAAATACCTTGATATGCCTAGCGCAACATGGAACTGCGAGCGATGCTACGCTTACATAACCATGGCAAAATGTTATGGAGCGCTTGGAAATCCTGTTGAAGAAGAAAAATCGCTCCTCAAGGCGGCTATGGAAGCAGGCGAAACGCGGGAACCGTGGGTGGCAATGGCGGACTTAATGTATCGACAAAACCGCTGGGCTGAATGCTTTGCTTACGCCATGCGGGCGGTAAATATTACCTACCGGGCCAACAATTATACGGAAGATCCAAATTGCTGGGGATGGCGTCCGCATGACTTTGCCGCTATCGCAGCTTTCCGGTTGGGATTGAAGGAAATAAGTATCCAACAGGGGCAGATTGCGGTAGAATTGGAGCCGGAAGATCAACGCCTAAAAGATAATCTTTTGTGGTATATTGGTGAAAAGTCATGATGGAGACAGGGATGGAGCCGCAAACAGTTATTAATATTGTGGCAGGCACCGTCCTGATGGTAGCCGGGTGGCTTTTTAGGGAGCTTTGGCAAGCTGTCAAAGCTCTCCAAGCCGACCTTCGTAAGATAGAAGTAGACTTGCCATCGAATTATATCCGAAAAGACGAATTTGGCGAGGGGATGCGTGAAATAAAAGAAATGCTCGCTAAGATATTCGACAAATTAGACGGTAAAGTAGACAAACATTGGGGCGATAAATGACCTGGCCCCTTCAGTCCGAATGTTTAAAAATGTTTGGCAACCCCTATGCGCCCGGCTGGGGGAATACGCACATTGTCCATATTAATTGCCCGTGGCAGCTCTATATGGGGCCGCTGCATATTCCGTATATTAAAATAAATAAGATTGCCGCCGAGTCTTTAACTCGTGTCTTAAACCATGTCTGGGATGAATGCGGAAAGGACCCAGACAAAATACACGCCATCCATGCCGACCAGTTCTCAGGGGACTGGGTCATCCGTCAGGCGCGCGGCCTGAAGATGATATCAATGCATAGCTATGGCCTAGCAATAGATTGGGACGCTCCCCACAACCAGCTAGGTTCAAGAACGCATTTTTTTACGGCTGATAACCCACTCATTAAGGCTTTTCTTGATGAGGGATGGATTTGGGGAGGCCAATGGAGCAGACCGGACGCAATGCACGTTCAAGCGGCGAGGGTTGGTTAAATAGGCAAACGGTAGGGGCGCTTGTGGCGGCCATATCATACAGTATCGTATTAATAAGTTTGGCAGCCCTTGCAGGCTGCACTCAGATAGAAGGTGATGGATTTTCTAACAATGGCCATGAGTATGGTCCTGTTAGATGCGTTAAGGCGAAAGATAACGTTCTTCGTTGTTATACGATTAAATAGGAGACAGACATGGGTTCAATTGGTTCTTTTGTAGTTGCCAAACTGCGTGAAGGCTCAACCTGGGCCGGTATCGCTACGCTGATTGCTGGCGCAAGCTTTATTCCTCATGCTCAAGAGATCGGTGCTTTGGTTCCAACTGTTGGCACGCTGGTAGCTGGCGTTTTGGCGATCTGGTTTAAATAATGGTCGCTACAATCTTATCTCTTATCGGCGCGCTATTTACGCTTGCCGGTAAGATATTTGATTGGTTAAACGCACAACAATTAATTGATGTCGGCAAGACGGCGCAGCAGGTTCAGGATTTAAAGGGGCAAGTAGATGCTGCACATGAGGCGCTTCAAGCCCGTCTGGATATTGAGCGCGATAGCATTGACAAGCCTGACAGCGTGTCAGTCGACGACGGGTTCAAGCGCCCTGACTGATAGGCTGGCTTTTTGTGATGGGGCAAAACCTATTTATTGGTCAAAAAAAGATACGGACAAAACAATTTGGCAGGTGAAGGCGCATAACAATGTAGGCAAGGAAGCCTGCAACTGGAGATAGGTAATGACTACTGGCCTTAGTTATGATGGATCTGTAGCAGGGACGACTTCGTATGTCGCTCAGATATCAACTATGGCCGTCGTTGATCCGACAGATCCAGCGTTTTTGACCATTTTACCACAAATGATAACTTATGCTGAAAATAGAATATATCGTGAAGTCGACTTTTTATTTACATCAATTTCTACAACTTCTTATGGATTAACTGTTGGTAGTCGTATTATTTCTGTTCCAGCAGGAACGCTAGTAGTCCCAGAGCAAATAAACGTCCTAACGCCAGCAGGGACAACTAATCCCGATGCGGCAACAAGAAACCCATTGCTGCCAACAACCAAAGAATATCTGGATGCGGTGTGGGGCAATTACGCCAATACTGGTTTGCCCGTCTATTGGTGCCCCTTTGACGACTATACCTTCTTGGTAGGGCCCTATCCAGATCAAAATTATACAGTAGAAATAGTAGGAACATATCGCCCTAATAGCTTGTCGGCTTCTAATTTAACAACATTTATTAGCCTATATCTCCCCGATCTATTTATTATGGCATCAATGATATACGTCTCAGCATACCAAAGAAATTTTTCAAGCGCTGCTGGCAACGATCCGCAAATGCCTGTTACTTATGAAACGCAATATCAGACGCTTCTCAAATCTGCCCTTAGCGAAGAGAATCGCAAAAAATTTGAGGCAGCAGCGTGGTCGTCTCAAGGTGTTTCTACTTCAGCTACGCCGACTAGAGGTTAAGTATAATGCCGCACGCCACATTAAAGCTAACAGGCGGCGTCGACCAAAACCGCACACCCGCCTTAAACGAGGCGGCAATTTCTGCTACAAATCTTGTTCGGTTCGTTCCAGATAAGCAGGGTTTGACGCTTGTTCAAAAGCTTGGCGGCTGGACAAAATATCCTAATGCAGCAGACGCAAAATTTCCTAGTGTTATACGCGCACTTTGGGCATGGGAAGATCTTAACGCTAAATCTTATCTTGCTGTTGGGTGCGCAACAGATCCGTTAAGTTTAGAAAGTCTTTACGTTATACCGATTGGTTCTAGCGCTGCAACAATACCTATTACACCTAAAACAAGCACATTAAATGTTCCTTTTGCGTCTACTTGGACATACTCAATAACGACTGCGACGACTACCGGCACAACTGCAAGCGTCAATTTTACAGGTTATCATTATTTTTCTGCAACTGAATCAATTTATATATCTGGCAATACAGTCTCAGGATATGATGGTTTTCAGCCGCAAGTTGCTTTAGATACCCTCGTTTCTCCAACATATGCCCAAGTTCAGTTCCAAATAACAGCAGGAACAGGCGCAGGCACAGGCGGAACAATTGCACCCCCTAATGGCTGCATAACAAACGCTGGCGACCCTACTGTTACAATTAACGTATATGGATCTAATGTTAATAGTTATGATGCTGTAGACATAAGGACTCAAATTAGCGTCGGCGGTCTTATATTATTTGGAACATATCCTTGTATTTTTTATGATATTAATGGCTTCCAAATTATAGCAAGAGACGCTTTAGGCGCTCCCCTTTCAGCTACAACTACAATCCCGGGCCCAATAGGCGGCGGCGTATTACCTACGTTTGATATGACAGTTAATCAGGCAACGATTACTGTCACTCTTCCAGATCATGGATATGCAGTAGGAGACACGTTCCCAGTTCTTATACCTATTAATTCTGGAACAGTAATTATATATGGTAATTATGTTATTCAAAACGTTTTATCATCAAGCCAGTTTACAATAAGCAACAACACCAGCGCCACCGCTGTCACACCTCTGTCCTTTAGTGGTGACGGAACATACGCAACAGTTGAATACCCATTAAGTTATACCTTTAATATTGGCGATCAGATAGATATTACAAATTCCGGATCAGGATATGATACAACAGCGGCAATAATTGTTAAAGTAACTACTGGCGTAAATTCAAGTTTTGCGACATATGCCAATACAACAACAGGATCAATTGTTGTCCCAGCAAACTGCACGCTATTCAATACTTTAACATTATTAAACGGTGGAAAGGCGCAATTTGTTATTTACAGAACCCCCGCTCCGCTTCCTACCGGCGTAGGATATGGAATTGGGGGATATGGCGATGGTGGTTATGGGACAGGCGTTATTCCGCCTTATGGCGGTGGTGGAACTCAGATAACCGTAACAGATTGGACGTTGGATAACTGGGGTGAGATATTAATTTCTTGCCCTGTTAATGGGGCAACTGGCGGACCTATTTATCAGTGGGGGCCAAATATTGGCTCAACGATCGCATCTGTCATCCCACAAGCTCCGCCCATAAATGATGGCGTGTTTGTCGCAATGCCACAGCGTCAGCTTGTTGCATGGGGTAGCACTTTTACCGGTATTCAAGATCCGCTGCTTATTCTTTGGAGCGATGTTGCAGATTTTAATTCTTGGATTCCGACGCTTACAAATCAAGCTGGTTCTTACAGAATCCCGCGCGGCTCTCGTATTGTCTCTGCTGGTCAGGGCCCACAACAGGGTATTGTATGGACTGACATTGGCGTATGGGCCATGCAATATTCTGGTCCTCCTTACGTCTATCAATTTAACGAGATAGGAACAGGTTGCGGATTAATTTCTCGCAAAGCCGCATGTTCAATGAATGGTGTAATCTATTGGATGGGGCAGTCTCAGTTCTTTCAGATGGGTGGAACATCAATTCAACCTATTACCTGTCCGGTTTGGGACGTTATATTCCAGGATCTAGATACAACTCATTTAGATAAAATCCGCACAGCCCCAAACTCAAATTTTGGTGAGATTGCTTGGTATTATCCGTCTAAGAATAATGGCGGAGAAGTAAATAAGTATGTCAAATACAATATACTTCTAAATCAATGGGACTTTGGCACGTTGTCACGCACAGCGTGGATTAATCAGTCCGTTCTAGGACCTCCTGTTGGCGCAGGTATTACAAGCGATAATAGCTATTACGTTTATCAGCATGAAACATCTCCCGATGCTGATGGCACTGTTATGGATTCATGGTTCCAGACTGGATACTTCATTATATCTGAAGCGGAATATAAGGTTTTTGTGGACCAGGTATGGCCAGATATGAAGTGGGGACTCTACGATGGTATTCAGAACGCGCATGTAAATATGACGTTCTATTATACAGACTATCCTGCGCCATTTAATGATCCCAAAGTTAGACAAACACAACCTTATAATATTTCTTTAAGCACGGATTACGTTACACCTCGTTTTAGAGGTAGGTTAATGTCTATCCGTCTTGAGAGTGATCCAAATGAAATTGGAACTTTCTGGCGTCTAGGTGCGATGCGCTATCGCTGGGAACAGGATGGTAAGTTCTAATGGCTACTCTTGACGATATCCTCACATGCCAAAAGAACGGCGTTGTTGCGATCAATAACTTATCTCAATCGCTTACGTCCTTTTACAATTCGTATACGTATTTATCTGGCAAGACGACATCACCAACTGTTGCTGTTCCTACAATACTTACTCAAGGCGCTGGCAGGCTAGTCAGCTATAATACAATCGTTGCCGGTTCAGCGGGAACAATTGTCGATACTGTTGCCTATAATATCAAAAGCGCCTCGTTTGCAGCAGGCGTAGCAACAATTACCTATGCAGGTCTGAAAGCCTATGCTTTAGGTGACACCATAACAATTGCGGGTTGTGGCGGATATGATGGAACGTTTGTTGTGACATCTCAAACGCCTCCAGCGACTATCACATATGCTATAGCTGGTCCCCTTTCGACCATTACAAACCAGGGCGTAATATATGTTAAAAGCGCCTCTCAGGTTCTAACAGGTCTTTCTACGACAGTAGATACACATTTGGTCGGGTGCAATTTTACAAATGGACTATTGGCGCTTCCTGGAGCTGGCCAGTCAGTCAACGTCACTTATAGCTTGAGTTAAGGTGCGATATGGATGATCAAGCAAAGATGTTTGTGGGGCCCATCCATAGTGATGTGGCGGGACGGACAGACCATTTACCCTGCAATGTGCCCTCCGGTTCTTACGTCATTCCTGCGGATATAATTTCCGGTATGGGCGAGGGGAATACGATGAATGGCTTTAAAATAGCCAATCGTCTATGGGGTAAACAGAAACTTTATGGAGATGAAACGCCTACGGAAGTTGTCGTTGCTGGTGGTGAATATGTGATTTGCCCACATTCTGTTAGAGATATCGGTGGCGGAGATATAAACGAAGGCCATAATCAGCTAGATAGATTTGTTAAGTTGGCTAGGGAAGATTTAATTAAAACTCTGAAAAATCTTCCAGGGCCGCGTCGGGACTAAGGGGAAGAACATGAGTGAGGAAGTTCATGTTAGGGTAGGGACGCCACAAGATATGGATGCTCTTATGGTGCTTTCTGATGAGGTTGCTAAAGAAAATGGCATATCTCAACCTGATTTTAATAGAGTAGCGGCTGAAATGTGGGCCGCTCTAAATCACGATCATGGTATTGTTGGGGTTGTTGGAGAAGTTGGTAAGCCATTGGAAGCCTTCGTGCTTCTAAGAATTGGCCAAACGTGGTATTCTGAGGGAAATATCATTGAAGAGCGGACGGTATTTGTCAGCAAAAAGTATCGTAGCGCCAAGGGCGGCAGGGCTAGAAAATTATGTGAGTTTTCCAAAAAAGTGGCCGAGGAATTAGGGATGCCGCTTTTGATCGGAGTTTTAAGCCATCAGCAAACAGAAGCCAAAATGAGATTATACAGAAGATTATTTGGCGAACCTTCTGGGGCTTTTTGGTTATGGGGCGCTGAAACTGGTGAGTGGAGTAATCGGCTGGCTGCCGAATAATCCTTAAGGTTTTTGGAGAAGCAATATGTGTGGTGGCGGCGGCAAAGGAACTGGTGGATATAACCCAATGGGTGGCCAGTGGGGCAATTTAACGCCTCAACAGCAGCAAACCACCACAGCATCTCCGCAGGCTATTGGTTGGTATCAAGATGCTATGGCCAAGGCTCAACAGGCCGCTGCTACTCCTTGGCAAAATTATAGCACCGATCCTGCTGCGTTTGTTGCTCAACTAAATTCGCAGCAGCAAGCTGCACAGCAAGGAATAGCCGGTCAAGCTGCCGCTACTGCCCCGTTTGCACAAATGGGTGCAGGTATGCAGGCCGCAGCTGGTTTGGGCAATGCCGCTCAGATGGCTGGCTCTTATATGAGCCCTTTTATGCAGCAGGTTGTTTCACCTGTGCAGCAGGCTCTTCAACAACAGCAGGGACAACAACTAGCTCAACAGCAAGCAGACGCTATTAGCGGCGGAGCATTTGGCGGCGAGCGCGCTGGTTTGCAACGTGCAACCCTTCAGGGCCAGCAGGAGCTGGCTATGGGTCAGGCGTTAAGCCCTCTATATCAAACTGGCTATGGTCAAGCTCTAGGCGCGGCTCAAACAGACCTGGAGCGTCAATTACAAGCTGGTCAAGGATTATCTCAAGCTGGCCTTGCGGCACAACAAGCATCGTTAGGGGCTGGCACGCTTGGGCAGCAGACTCAGCAAGCTGGCCTATCCGCTTTATATAATCAGTGGCAGCAAGCACGTATGTATCCGTATCAGCAAGCTCAATTCCTTGCTGGTATCGCTGGCGGTCTTGGTCCTCTTATGGGCCAGCAGTCATATCAGTCTCAGGCAACAAATCCTTTCGGCATGTTCCTAGCTGATGGCGGAGCTGTTGACGAAAACCGCATGGGCGGCGCTGTTACCAATGGCGGAGACTTTGCGCGTGGTGGGTATGCAACCAGAGGCGGCGTAGATGAAGATCCTCTGGCCATCCAAGAACAAATGTATAAAGATATTGAGAAACCGGTAGAAACTTCTCTTCCTACTGGCCAGGTTCAAGCTGCTCAAGGATTAAAGCCAGCAGATTTTGCTCCTACTCCAAAACAGGAATCTGCTCTTGATAAAGCCAGCAAAGTCGCTGGTTTGGCTAAAGAAGGCATTGGCGGCCTAAAAAATGCTTATGATTGGCTTACAGGTCCTACTAAAGTTACTGGAGCGGCAGGTAGCTTGGCTGTCCCAACATACGGCGGTGGCATTCTCGGAGGACTTGGGAGCACTCTTTCAGAAATAGGCAGTGGTATTGCGTCTTTTCTTCCGTTTGCTTTGAATGAAGGCGGTGTTGTTCCACGCGATGGTTATGCCGATCGTGGCGCTGTTGAACCAGATGACAGATCCGCCGATTATATGGCGCGCACCATGCTCAAAGAAGCAGGTGGAGAAGGTCCAGAAGGAATGGAGGCTGTAGGCCATGTGATCAGCAATAGGCTTGAAGCAGGGCGTTACGGCAAAGACATACCTTCGGTTGTAACAGCTCCTAAACAATTTTCTCCTTGGAATACTGAGGCGCGTGGCACTTCAGCAGATCCTCGTTTAGTTGATACTTCAAGTAAATCATATCAAAATGCACTTGGTCTTGCTCGCAAAGTGTTGGCAGGTGAAACTGAAGACCCAACGGGCGGAGCGACTCATTTTTATAATCCTAAACTTGCCAGTCCAAAATGGGGCGCAGGTATGGAAAACGCAATTCAACTTGGTCAACATAGGTTTGGTCGTGCTGATGCTGGTGCAGATCAAGCAGGTGTAGCTGCGGCTTTAAAGAGAGCTACTCCAGAGCAGCGCAAGATGATGGCGCTTGATACGTCTGATCGTAGCGGTGTAGCCGCAGCAGCGCCAGAAAATGATAGCATATTTAAAGAGGAAAACGTTCTTCCCGCTATTTCCGGTCTTGGCGCAGCGCTTGAAGGAATGGTTACGTCTCCAACTGTTGGTCTTGGGGGAGCTCTTCTTAGAGGCGCTGGCGCTGGCATGAAAGAAGGTGTGCGGTCTGCTCTTGAGGTTCCAAAAGTTAGAGCTGAAACTCTTGAGCGTCAACATCTGGCTCAAAAGGCCCTCGAAGAGGCCAGATACAGGGCGGCTGAAATACCTAAAGTTGGCGCTGAAATTGGCGAGATTGGTGCAAGAACAGATCAAATCAAAGGCGCAACTGAAAAACTTGCTTCTGAAACGGTTGATAGCTCGATTCAGGTTAAGGATGGCAGAACGTTTATTCGTTACGTTGATCCTAATACTGGAACATATAACTGGATGCCATTCCAGGATTATTATGCGCTTGATCCTAGCAAACGGCCAATTGTCGATCCACGAGCCGTTCAAAAAATTATTGTATCCGATCCGTCAAGTATTGTTACAAAGCCATCTCCCACAACAGCTGAAGGGAAACCTCAAACAGAAATATCTTCTGGGGCGGCTGGTTCTGGAGTAGGTTCTGGAGCAAAGCCTCAAACTTCAATTTCTACCAATCCAGAACAAGCAACTACAGCTTTTGAAATAACCAAAAACAAGGCTGGCTGGCCTTCTGAGCGTAGAAATTCTGAACCTGACTATTTCACGCCACAAGATGAAATAGCAAAAGGCATTCAGAACCAGAAACAATTAATTGTCCCATTGGCGGGAGCTTTGGCTGCTTTGCCACAGGATAAAAGTATTCTTGCTTCCGGTAAGGCACAGGAAATATTGAGTCCGGTTGCTGGTATTTTAAATAACATAGCTGCTGTTGCTGGCTATCCTGGTCTTATCGTTGACCCTAAATCTCTTACAAGCCAAGAAGAGGTTAACAAGCTTGTTAATCAACTTCAGCAAGCCGCTACTACAGCTTCTCAGCAACATGCTTTTGCGGCTTTTAAAGAAATGGCTCAAGGAATACCAGGAATTACCAATTCTCCTGGTGGCCAAGCAAAGCTTATTGCGCAGATTCTGACAAACAATCAAAGAGAGATCGATAAAAATCATTTCTTTGCTGATTGGGCAGATAAGGCGTCTGGACCAAATAAACGATTTAGTGAATTTGCACGTCTTTCAAGCCGTGAGGCTAATAGAGCTTTTGATGATAAATATACAAATGCCTATTACGCTGGCGATAGAGCTGAATTAGAAAAAATGTTTAATAAGAAAATACGATATAAAGAAGATGGTAAGACTGAAGAGATGAGCTACCTAACCGCCCTTGCTCAACATCCATCAATGTTCAAGCCAGAACAGCTTGATAGAATTGAAAAAGAGCATCCAGGCGTTCTTCGTTATTTTGGCATTAACCGTTGAGACTAAACAATGGCTGGTGAATTTGAGTTTGTTGAAGAACAACCAGCAGCCGCTCCAAGCGGAGGCGGTGCTTTTGAATTTATTGAAGAGCCAGCACGCGTTCAAAGGCTTCCTGGCATAGATGTTGGGAAGACGCCTGAACAAATTCGTATGATGCGAGGTAGAACGCCTGAACAGCAACGCGCTGTTGATGAGGCTCAGGCTAAAGAAACATACGAAAAGATGTTATTAAGCGGTAGGTCTCCAGCAGAAAAAGGCGCTTTATCTTTCCTTGGCTCTTATGGTCAAGCATTTGCACCAGGTGTATTTGAATGGGCTCCAGCCGCTGGCGCTAAATTGCTTGGTAAGGTTGGCGTTCCTGGATATGAAAGCTATGCAGAGCAGCCTGTAGAAGACATTAGGCAGAAAGCTAAAGGGATAATAGGCGGCGCTCAGGCAGAATATCCAAAGACTTCTGCCGCTGGAACGGTCACAGGCCTGGGGGCTGGCGTAGCAGCTTTACCAGCCGTAACCAAATTGCCCGTAGTAGGAGAACTTGGAACTGTTGGTTCTGGAGCTGCTACTGGCGCTCTTTATGATGGCCTATCTGAAGGAGCCGAAAAAGGCGACTTAGGTAGTGCGCTTAGGGCGTCTATAATGGGCGGCGGATTGGGTGCAACATTAGCCCCAGTTGCCGAAAAAGCTATTTCTGGTTTGACCACTTTAGTTAAAGGCGGTCGTCCTGTCGTTGACGCTCAAGGAAACTTGACGCAAGAAGCAATAGACATTGCGCAAAAAGCTGGCCTAACTCCAGAGCAAATAAATTATTTTGCACCTTCATTAGTTCAAACATTTGAGAAGCGCGGGTTAACTGAAGCTGCGGCGAGAGAAGCTCCATTTGCAGAATTTGGTATTGAGCCAAAACGCGGAATGGTTAGCCTTGAGCCTAAACAATTGGCGAGAGAAGAAAAATTTGGTGAATATGAACCAATCGCGGCTCAAGCAACAGCAGAGGCTGAAAGGGCGTTTGGAGCACCTGTTCCGTTAAGAGACGCCGTAGAGCAAGCTGTGGCCAAGGGGCAATCTGAGGCGGCTAAGTTAAAGTCTGATTATGAGCAGGCTTATAAAACGGCTGCAAGTGTTCCTGGTAAATTTAGCCGGGAGACACTAACGAGCGTTGGCGATAAGCTTTTAGGTAATTTGGCAAAAGATGAAAAAGCTCTTGCTTTCCGTAATAGCGATGTCGTCCAAAGCGCCGCTAAAAAGCTTAACGAAACTCTTGGCCAAGCCTTACCGACTGGCCCAGAAGTTGGCGCTCCACGTATTGTTCATCAAACTTTTGGCGCTGTTGAAGAAGCTAGAAAGACACTTAACCAAGCTTTTGGCGCGGCTAAAGATAAAACAGATCGTGCTGGTGTCCGTCGATTGATCAACGATTTTGACCAATATGTTGAAGACTCCATTAGCAACGGCGCTTTTTCTGGCGATAAAAATGTTGTCCAACAATGGCGTGATGCTCGTAAATTGTTTTCTAAGTATCAAGACAAATACGGCGTAAAGAAAACAGGCGAAGAGTCTGGTATGCTTTTAAAGCAAATTATGGACGGAACAAAAAGCCCTGAAGACGTCGGCAATATGATGTTTAACTTTGCCAGCACAGGTGAGGCAAAAGCAAAAGCATCTGCTCTTAAAACATATTTTCAACTGCAAAGAGCGCTTGGACCTAATGCTCCAGAATTGCAACAGGTCACAAGATCTTTTTTACAGCAGCTTGTAACGCCAACTATTAAGGCTGGAGAGGCAGTATCTCCAAAAACATTTACTGCTACAGCTAATCAAATAGATAATTTTCTTAGCGGCAATCAAGCCAGCTTTGCCAGAAGACTTTTAGCCCCAGATGATATTAAATATTTAAAAGAATACGCCAATGTGATGAGGGCAGCTGGAACTAAGGCTCCTAAAGATGTTCAGCCAACATTAGGTGCTTTTGGCCAAGCGGCAGCGGCTTCAGCTCCGTTGGTTTTAGAAGCTACTGCTGCCGCTTTAGGCCATATACATCCAGGTTGGGCCGCATTAATTGCTGCTCCCACTGCTCTTTCATCAAGGTTTAGCGCCGTTAAAGGTAGCGAATGGCTGGCCCGAAGAGCTGCAAATCTTGCTCCTGAATCAGTTGGCAGACCTTATGAGACACCTGGTATCAGAACTGGAATACCTCTTTTGGAACAGGCGGCGTTAAGAGATCAAGAGAGACAACCAAGGGCCACAGGCGGCAAAACCGGTCGCGTCTACACCGCAGAGCAAATGCTTTCAAGATCAAAGGTTGCTAGAAAAGCGATTGGCGATCAGACTAAATCAATCTTAGAACAGCCAGATGAGCGCGTTGTTAGTGCTCTTAAAGCTGTAAGTGATCACATATAAGAGGACGTTTTAATGGCTAACAATCCATCACCAAATAAGCTTCTTGATCGTCCAGACAAAGGTGATTTGGATTGGTCAACGCCGCTTAATTATAACTTTACGGATCTTGATAGCATCCTTGGCGCGACAGTCCAGCCAGTTAACGTCGCCAATGTTTATACGTTGAGTAGCACGGACATACAAAACTCACGCATTAACGTAACTGGCACAATTACGGCTGATGCTAATGTTACAATTCCAGCTACATTTGGCGGTTATTGGATTGTTTCAAATAACACGACTGGCGCTTTTAATGTTCGCGTTAAAGTATTGACTGGCGCAAATCTCGTTACGGTTCCTCAAGGATTTTCAACGATCGTCTTTAGCAACGGCACAGAGGCATACGACGCTTTAAGTAGCAAGCTAAATGTCACGGGTGGAACGGTATCGGGCAATCTTTCTCTTGGCGGCGTCCTGAATGTTGGAACAGGTAAGTTGGTATTTGATCCTACATCAACTTCTCCTGTTTTAAACGTTTCTGGTAATATCGTAGCTTCTGGAAATGTTACAGCTTTTGGAACAATCCCTTCCGACGAAAGATTAAAAGAAGACGTCAGAACGCTTGAAGATTCTCTGGATATTATTAAGCGATTGCGTGGGGTTAGCTTTATCTTAAAAAATACCAAGAAGCCATCTCTTGGTCTTATCGCGCAAGAAGTTCAAGAAGTTTTGCCATCTCTTGTATATCAGGGCCCAGATGAGATGTTGAGTGTTGCATACGCCAACATGGTCGGTGTTCTCATTGAAGCTGTTAAAGAGTTGTCCGATCGTGTCGAACAATTAGAGAAGAAATAATGACTCTTCCTGCAAGCGGTCCTCTTGTTCTTGGGTTGGCTAGTGGAGGCAACTCCATCAATAGCGAATTTGGCTACGGGAATGATTTAGGGTCGTATCGTGGCGTTTATTATGGTTTAGGAGGTCAAGAATTTAGATTTCCTGTTTCTCCTAATTCTATTGCAATGAATTTATTTTATAGCACATATAAAATTGTTGGCGGGTCTCGGACTTTTAATAGCACACAATCTTTTGTTATTCCTGTTTATAATACAATTACGATTACTGTCCAAGGAGGACAGGGAGGCGCATCTGGCGCTCCTGGATATATTAGTTCTCCTTGTACGGGAGCCGGCAAATTCACTTCAGGTTCTTCCGGAGGATACGGTTCCGGATCTTCTTTTGGCGGCTATTTATCTGCGGCAGGCGGAGCTGGTGGAGCAGGTTCTGCTTCATCAAGCAATCCAGGACAGTCTGGTCAGGTTATTTCAACAACTTATACTAATCCAGTTCAAGGAGGATCAGGCCCTCCATCTGGAACAACCGTTACTGTTTCAATTGGCGGGGGCGGTTCTGGTGGCGGTGGTGGCTGTCTTGTTTATCAACTTATAGTTGGAACAACTAATTTTGGTTGCGCATGTTGGAACAATGCCGCTTCTGGCAGTGGAGGCGCAGCAGGCGTTGTCACTGTAACGTGGGCATAAATATTTGCATCCCGACCACGAACAAATGTTAATGGCGATTATAAAAGCAGCTTTGCTTATCTTAATCGCCATTTATAGTTTTAAGTTAGGTCGCGTGTTTTATGACTTTATGCAATTAACGCTTGAGTAGATTTACATATTTTTGCGAAGCATTTTTTCCAAATTACCGCGTGCAGGGTAGTAGCATATCGAGTAATGCTCGGCGCAATAAGAACCACGCGTCTGCATCTCACCACAGTATTTAACAGGCGTTTCGTCACCTGAAATAATAAATCTACATGAGTTCAGTTTAAGATCCAGTAATTCTATGCCACCTGAACGCGTTGGCAGTGAAGGAACATTTTCTATTTGTAAATCTTTAGGTATTATATTTATTGCTTTTGGGTTATGTCTTTTGGCGTAATCTTCTTCTCTAACTTTTCTTGCTTCAACAACTCTTTTCTTATGCTGTTCTTTTTCATCACGCGCAAAAACGTGACCCTTGCGTCTTAGTCTATTAACCATGCCAATAACGGCATTGCGCGTCATATTAAGCTTCTCGCCAATTTGGCTGCCGCTTAACCCCTCTTCCCAATATTTAATAAGTTGGTCTCTTTGCTTTGAACTGATCATGTCGATTTCCTTGCTATATTTCGATATTAAATGTAAAATACATAACCCATTGACATAAAACGACAATAATTAACGTCTATAGGGTTAGTGCCCCGATATTACAGGGAACGCCAATGATTGCAAGAGAAGAAGCTGAAGAACTAATCAGCTTAATTGAACAGGCGCTCCGTAACGGGGATTATCCAGACGGACATAAATGCGTTAACCATCAAAGGCTGGCAACAGCAACTATCGCAAAAAAATTAGGTGTTCACAGATCGGTTATTGCCAGAAAGCTGGGAGAGTCAAAGAGAGAACATGGGTTAGAACCAAATTGGAAAATATTTACTGGTATCAAAGAAGAAAACGCCGACCACATCATTGTCCGACGCCTTAAAGATAAATTGGCAATAGCAGAGACAAGAGCGGCCAAGGCTGAACGCACCAACATTAGCTCAGAGGCGATTAGGGAAGGCATTTTAGGTCTTGCCGCCACGCCACTAGAGCCGCAGCCCTGGAAGCCATCTAAAGGCGATAAGAAGGGACAGAAAGAGGCGCTGGTTCTTATGGTATCGGACGTCCATATGGGCGAGACGATCGACAAGAATCAGATGGGCGGCAGGAATACATTTGATAAAAAGATTTGCGGTAAACGTCTTGAGCGTCTATTCCAAGGCGTCGTCAAAATGGGGACTGTCCACTGGTCTGGTCCTCCGCCTGGCGTGATATATGTTATACTTGGCGGCGATCTTATCAGCGGTGAAATCCACGAAGAATTAGCGAAGTCTAATGATCTACTTGCTATCCCCGCTGTCAGAGAACTTGCAACGCATATCATATCTGGGCTTGAACTCCTTCTCGAATCCTTTGACTGCGAAATTCGAGTCGTCTCCGTTCCGGGCAACCATGGACGGACAACCCGTAAGCCAGAATCAAAGGGATTTGTCCTCAACTCCTACGACACCCTCGTCGCCTGGCTCGTCGAAAGCTGGTTCATGGCAAAAGGGACCAAGCGGATATCATTTGCAGCCCCGGCGTCGGGTGATGCGTTAATCAATATCTGCGGCTGGAATTTCCTTTTCACTCATGGCGATAGGATAGGGTCGCGGGGTGGCATGGGTATGGTTGGTCCGGTTGCAACAATTGCTCGTGGTATGCAACGCGTTATTCAGGACTATGCGGCAGAGCAAATCGTGGTAGACTATGTGGTTGTTGGCCATTTCCACACCAGCGTCGAGCTGGAGCAAGGATTTTGTAATGGCTCAGTCTCAGGTCCCAGTGAGTATAGCCGCTCTGGTCGTATGCGTAGCAGCCCTTGCAGCCAGTGGCTCCTTAGTGTTCATCCTAATCACGGCGTTGCTAGACGCTGGAAACTCATACTCGGCGCGCCCGATGAAGGCAGTATATATAAGGGAAGGGCGGCGTAAGCGTCCGTTCTGAGGGAGACTGATATGATTGACGACGAAGACGACATCGTTGAAATCGATACGTCTGATGGAGACGAGTTTCCGTTAGATAGCGTGGCAGCTAGGGTCGTGGCATTTACGAAGTTAATTGCTCTTGTCGATCATTTGAAGAACGAGGACGCAAAGAAAGAAGCCATTATGATGCTTGGAGCTGTCAGGCGTTCGTTTAAGACGATTCCAACGGCTGAAGGGGTTACGCCGATAAAGTCATAGTCTGACTATGTATTTTTGATGCTTTGTAAACTTCGTGCGTCATATTTGGATCATATGAAGGCTTTGTGAGCCATATATGGATTACGGCATTATACCGTATCTGAAATATTTACTGTTCAGTAAAATTTTTACCTTTTTTTATTTGAGAACTATTATATTTACCGTTCGGTAAAATCTGCCAAAAGTGTTCACACGGGCCTTTGTAATCATCAGGCCAAATGAAATACGATTGCCAATATTCACTGGCCTTTGTGCCGCTATCTTTGTGTCGGTAACACTCGTTCGACTTTGGGCAAATGGTTACGGCGCACATGCTGATGTCAGGCACTGTCCTTCTCTCCCAAAATAGCATGTTCTATTTCAGTATCTATTTCCTCATGCGACATATAAGGAAAACAACGCAGCATATTGACACGAAATGCCGCTTTTAGCAGCATATTCTCAGTGCAGAGGTGTTCAATAGCGTCAGCTGCTGTTTTAGCTGCTGGGTTTATTTGCCAAGGATCAGTCCCGTGTTCGCCACGCAAACGCTCTAAGAGGGATGTATAGTCAGTCATTCTGCCTTCTCCAAATCTGATCTTTCCTCAAGATGATGCAAAATATCCTCGCCCTCTCGTATCAAAGAGTCAGGTATTTCTGTCGTCATTGTCAGCTCATTGCGTCTTGCTTCCGGCAAACTGCCGTATTTAAACAACTTTTCCATCCAATATTCTAAAAGCGCAATACGTCTCGACATTCGTTTACGGTGCCAAAGATAGGTGTCACACTCGAATTTCAGTCGATGTTCTAGTTCAGCGGTGCGCTTATCTTTTCTATCTAAATCATACAGCGACTTCACGCATATCTTGGCGTCATCATATCTGCTTTCAAATTGCAGCTTTGATATAAGCTCAACAAGCTCAGGGTATGACTTTTTGTCGGTCATTTTGATGCCCTCACCGAACGTCTCAATTTCTTAAACTTCTTCTTTAATTTCTTTAACTCCTTGGCAAGACCGCTAATAGGATCTTTCTTCTCTTCTTCAGAATACGGAACTTTTGAATCATCTTTTTTCATGGTTTCCCCGACCGTATTTCTTCTTGAATGCTTTTCACGACTTTTAGTAAAACCAGCAAGGAATGAGCGTCTATATCGCCATAATGCGTTGCTATGTAACTCGACCTTTGCCATTCTTCCGTAATTGCAATGCATCTTGCACGTTCGTTTTTGATCCCATCTGCGTATGTTGGATCGTCATTCATCTGTCTTTTCCTTTTTAACTGGGTAAACCGTTATCTCTATTTCTGGATCTACAGGTTCACCTTCTCCCCGCCAAACATACAGGCTGGCGTAGCAGGCGTGTGGAAGCGGTAGATAAGACTCAAACTCCCATCCTAATCTCTCAAAGTCTTTTTCCTTCGAGAAAGGCACATACCTGTAAAACTTCTCTGTCATTACGCCACCTTGTAAATCGGCTGTATTGGGAAGATCGTTTTCGGTGGCATCATATCATCATTTTTATCGTAATTTGGAATTTTCATTTTAACTTTAGGAGGGTCCCAACGGCGCTCTTCGATAGGCATGGACTCAATGCGCTTAACGCCATGCAATACGCTGGTATGATCTCTGTTCCCAAAATATCTGCCTATGGCGGGGTAAGAAAAACCCGTCTCAATCTTTGCTCGCCACATACAGTAATGACGCAAGTGGCATAATTCATGTGTTCTTTTTTCACCAGTAATGTCTGACGCAGGAACGCCGGTTCTTTCAGACTCTTGGCGGATTATGTCCATAACTTTTACTTTTCGCATCTCAACCTCAATAAAATAAGGGGGAGATATCTCCCCCATAAAGTATTAAACCGGCGTCACAATCTCGTCTTCAAGAGCATCAAGATTGATCGCAATCTTAGGAGGCATTTTTGTTTTTAGCGTCGTAATGTTTGCAGGCTTACGATCGGCTTTGCGCTGATAGCCAAGCTCAACTTCTGGCGTCTCACTGCGCTGCTTAACATAATCAGGCGCAAATACTGCTGCAAAAGCCTCGTAGTTGATGCTATCCAGATGGCTGTCCATGTGATCAGGCGTCGCAAATGAACGTGCGTTTTTAACGCAAGCCATAATGACTGCAATCTCATATGGGTGGAAATCGCGGCCAAGACGTAATGAAGACAGATCGGCAATAAGCTGGAAGTTGTCTTCAATCTGGCCGTAGTTCTGGCCTCTCTGACCTATAATTTCACTTGCTTGCTGTAATAAAGTATGTGGATCTTGCTTAGTCATTTTATTCCTTTCTGAAGCTGGCGGGATCGTTGTTCATAACCTTAACTTTCCCAACATATCGATAGTTAATTGCCATATGCCCTCTACTATAATCCTCCTTCGTATTTTGATCTCGATAAAATTCTTGCACTATAACGAAATCATTTTCCGTTAATGCATCTACAAATTCTTCCAAACTATTAACTGGATACTCAGCTTGGATCTGGTGAACTAGATTGCCGCTATAGGACGGCATAGACATGGTAATTAAAAACCTCATTTACGCCGCCTCTTGTGTAAGATGTGACCATCTTTTGTTGTTTCTAATTAAAGAAACCAGCGCAATGCTAATGTTAAACATTTTAGCTATTTCTTCATGAGTTATAACACCGCATAATTCTTTAATTTTATAAATATCTTCGTCAGATAATTTATGTTTAGAATGTTTTTCGCCTCTATTATGAGTTCCATGACGCAATTTATCTGCCATATTACCTTTTCTTATGTCCCATCTTAAATGATTAGGATTAACGCATAATCTATTTCCACAATCGTGTGCAGCCTCGTGCTTATCTGTAGGCTTTGGCCCATGCAACATTTCGCATGAAATCCAAAAAGCCAAAACTCTTGACCCATTTAAAGTCATGCGGCCATATCCATGGCCATTGGTCCCAAATGGCCAGTTTATACAATCTTCTTTTGCAGAAGAGATATTTTCATAAAACCATTCAAGCATTTGCTTATTTTTTGCTTGATTACTCATATCTGTTCCTTGTGTAAGAGGGTGTGACGCGGCTTTGCAAAGTAACGCCACACCCAATATCAGACGAAGTTAGGGCTCCGTCTAATGGTCAATTAACCGAAATCATCCTCATCTTCCGAAACAGGGGCTGACACTTTTGTCGAACCAGTTGACGGAGGAGCTGATGGCGCAGAAGAAGCTGCCGACGAATTACGCGGCTTATATGTAAGATCAGAAGGACGAGCAACCCATCCAGTAATCTCCCATACAGGAACGTAATTCGTCGACTTTCTGGCCCCTTCACCAGAGGTTTTTGCCACTGCGTCCTTAAGGACAACAACTGGCAATTTATCAGGGTTAGACTTAACACCTTCGTTATAGGCGTCAGCTAATTTCTTAGCGCCATCAAGGAACGCAGCTGCATTGCTGGCGAACTCTCTGACGTCACCACCACATTCCTTGGATAACTTGATAACGAAGCGGACTCCGCGCTTGTAACCATCACCAGGATTATCGACAGAAACACCGTCGGAGAGACGAACCATACGAAAGTCTGGAGCGCCGCCGGTAGCGAAATTGATGAAACCAACTTCCACGTTCGGGAAGTCGATGATCGCTTTAAAGTTCTTCGTGATATCAACTTCTGTTGTCTCCCCGTTATTTCGATCACGGCGCGAAATACGTCCGCTACGCGAGTCAAATTTAACGATAGGCAAAAAGTCTGCACCACCTGTGCCGACACCATCAAAAAAACCACCAAATGCTGACATAGTCTTTCTCCTTTGCGCGACAGTCTGGCCTGTCGCAAGCCTCTTCCCGTTTCGGGAAATTCCGTTTAACGCATGTGAGGATGTATTGACTCTAGTTGATCAAGGATCTGTTCAAGCGTTTCTTTAACGTAGAAATCAACTTCGTCGGCTATCCTAATGATAGTGAAACTATATTCATTATCATCTTCGTCTGTAGATACGCGATTATGAATTCCAGCGATCTTATCAGCCTTAACTAAAATCCGACCTTCATCATCAGCATCCGTTAAAGCCAAATATCCAAATTGCTGTGCTGGTGTTGTATGCGCCATTATACGCCCCAAATCTCAAACGCGGCTTGTCTTGCCTCGTCATCGTTAAAGTAAAAAGAGCTCGTGTCTGGAACAACGTAAGACGCAAGCTCCTGCGGATCTGTCGATAAAGACAGGAATCTTTGAATCGTCATTCCAATGCGCTTCAAAGCTTTTAAATGTTCATCAACTGAATCAACCGCATATGTCGCAGACTTCTTTGGCGTAACATATGTCACGCGGCCTTCAGTTGCACCTTCTACGGCAGCAACATACAGACTTACTTGGCGTGCATGTTTCGCGCTGATTTTGCTTGGTAACGCGTGCGTAGTTTTGAGGTCGACAACAATTTTGTCTTTGAACAGGAAATCATAAAACCCGGTGAACGGCACTGCAATTTCATCAAAGGTGTATTGTATTTGGATCTGGGTCGACGATGGTTTACCGTATGGTAATAGTTCGGCCAAACCCACCTTAACAAAGTCTGAAATAGACCCTTCTTCTTTGTCACGACGTGGATCGGACGATAAAGCATTGAGGCTCCAGAACTCTTTCTGCGCCACATCAATGCAGTCTTTAACCGACGCACCAGTGAGAAGGCCATGCTCAATTCCTTTCTCGACAGCTGTTCCGCGATAAGCTGCGGCACCAACCTTACCCCCACGCTTTAATACTTTATTAAGCACAAAAGCAGCAGGGCTGGCCTCAAACAAATTACAGGTTGAAGGGGAAAGATGCTCAATGCCATGCGCGGCGAATGGGTCGTTGGATGTCAATGTCAATTCCTATGTCAACTCAAATCAAGACCACAACATATAGTCTTGGCGGTGGGTGTCAAGCACTTTTAAAATGATCGTTGACAAAATTTAATGTAAGGATATAGGGTCTGTTATCGGTATGGAGATTGATATGTCTATGTTCAGCAGGCCACCACGGCAAGAATATATATTTTTCGTCCAATGTGAAAACTACGTCAAAATAGCGCGATCGATAAGCCCTGATTATTTTCTAAAGGACATGTCTTATCACAATCCTTTTGAGCTAAAAATGCTCAAGAAATTATGTGGCAATATAAAAAATGAGCAAAGCTTGAAAAGAAAGTTTTCAGGCTATCGCCACAATGGCGCGTGGTATCGGTATGAAGGTAAATTGAAAGAATTTATAGAAGGAACATTAGTTTGACTTATAACTGCATCCTTGGCGTAGACCCAGGACTAACAGGCGCTTGTGCTTTTTACTTCCCATCACATCCTATGTTGGTGGGAATACACGATATGCCAATAGACGGGAAATCAGTAGATGGTTACGAACTTTCTAAAATCATTCGCCAATATAATCCAGACGTTGCTTTCATTGAAGCCGTGCACTCTTTCAGTGGACAAGGAGTTGCATCATCATTCAACTTCGGATGTTCATATGGCGTGGTTAGAGGCGTGGTCGCAGCGTGTAACATACCGGCTATATTGGTAAGCCCACAAAAGTGGAAACGCGCATTAGAATTAAGCAAAGATAAAAATCAATCATTAGAAATGGCGCGCATGATGTGGCCTGACAGTGATAAGTTTAAACGTCGCAAAGATGATGGAAGAGCAGAGTCGGCATTGATAGCAATGTATGGATATAAGTCTCAGTTTGATGTGAAGGAAAAATAATCATGAAATCTAAAGACTATGAAAAAGGCTGGAACGACGCGTTTGATGCAATATCAAAATATATTGAGGAAGAGCTTTGCCTTATCACAGGATCAATGATCAGACGTATGAAATATGATTGGTGGAGATTTGAAGAAGAAGAGAAAAAGGAAGAAACAAATGTCGGAACTGATACCTGAATTAAAGATGCTAATTTCATATCTGCGCACTAAAGGTCAACCTCGTGGTTGCGCAGAATGTCAATCACCAGAATGGGCGGCTGCAACAGTTATTGAACACTTGCATGCAGAAAACGAAGAATTGAAATTGAAAATCAAACAGCTGGAGTCGAAAAAATGATACCTGTTCAAGTAGTCATAACCGCTATGTTTGCATGTGTAGGTGGATCAATACTCGTTGTCGTAACTGAGTATTTTATCTAATCATCTTGATTTGTGGTGAATTTTGGGTGTATGCCCAAATTGTCCGACCAAGAGACCGGACTTAATGTCTCTTAAAGTAGGAAGTATAAAATGTTAAACAATGATCAGATCGCCCAGGTCAAGGGCTTACTTAAGTTCGGCCATAAACAGCATGACATCGCTGCATACTTTGGCGTTAACGGCGGCAGAATTGCTGAAGTTAGCACAGGTAAAGTTGGAGCAGGTATAGCTCCTGCAAAAGCTGAGAACCTCCCAAACATAAATCATCAAAAAGTTAGATATTTCACAACAAAACAATCAGTTAAGGAGCAAGAAGAAATTCTTGCAGACTTGATTGAACGCCCTAGCGAGGCAGCTCGCGTATATACAATTTCACCCGAGCTGGCTGAAATCATACTTGAAAAAAGAAATGGCGGTAATCGCCAGCCAAGTTCAAAGAAGATTGCTGAATACATTGAGGCAATGAACGAAAATCGTTGGCCAATCACCGGGGCAACGATTGTGTTTTCTAAATCAGGTTTCCTTCTTGACGGTCAACACCGTTTGCTTGCCTGCGTGAGATCTCAAATACCATTAAAAACATTTGTGGTATTTGGAATTGATGATGGAGCTTTTACGCTTATTGATATTGGTCGTAAAAGAACAAACGTTGATGCTTTTGCCATTGCTAAGGTTCAAAACTCAAGAGTTGCGGCCAAGGTAACAAGATGGCTTGTTATTTTTGATAATGATCCTAATGATCGCGGAATTACATTATCAAATGACGAAGCTCTACGTTGGTATAATGACCATGTAGATAAGAAATTGTTTGAAGAATGTGTTCGACTTTCTATTCAAATAGAAAAAGAAACAAAGGCGCGAAGGACGGCACTTCCTTGCGGGTCAATGGGTGCTATGCTGTATCTATTTGCAAAAAAATCAAAGAAAGATATGCAAGAATTTGCAAGTCTTTTTATTGCGCATAAAGGTGCAGCAAGAACATGCTCTATTGTTCTTAAAGAAGCTATGCATAAAAGTGGTGGTCGTATACACGAAGTGTATCGTAACGCTGTTATTGTATTAGCTTGGAATGCTTTCCGAGAAGGAAAAAGAACTTCGTCAGCTACATTAGAATGGACTGGCGAAAAAGATTTTCCAGTAATCAAGTAAAACAAACTAGGCGGGGGAAACCCCGCCATTTTTCTCACTTTATGAGGATGCTATGCGCGAATACGATATTCACTCACTATCTTTGATATTTCCTCCAATGAGTAAAGGTGATTTTGATCAACTTGCTTCTGATATATCTTCAAACGGTTTGCTTGAACCGATTACTCTTTATGAGGATCAAATACTTGATGGCCGTAATAGATATAGAGCTTGTGTTAATACGGGTGTTTCTCCAAAGTTTGTAGATTACGAAGGTGATGATCCTCTTACATTTGTCATTTCAAAAAATTTATCCCGCCGCCATTTAGATGAATCTCAACGTGCGATGGTTGCCGCTCGTTTAGCAAACATGAAACAGCATTCTAATCAATATAATAATGGTCAGGCAAATTTGCCGGACCACATTTCTCAAAAGAATGCAGCTGAAAAATTAAATGTCGGAGATAGATCCGTTCGCAGTGCTAGAAAAGTTATCGAAAGCGGCGACAAGAATTTAATTCAGGCAGTAGAAAATGGATCAATAGCTGTATCAGTTGCTGAAAAGATTGCTCGCCTTGATCCAGAAGAAAGAGAGCAAGTTATATCTGCATCTCGTCCAGAACAGGCGATTAAAAAAGCTACGCGTCAAAAGAAAGAAGTTGAGTTGGCGCAACGTCAAACTGCTTTACCGCAAAAAAAATACGGCGTTATTTATGCAGATCCTGAATGGAAGTTTGAAACATTTTCTGAAAATGGCATGGACCGTTCAGCCGATAATCATTACCCAACAAGCGTAACTGATGATATTTGCCAACGTCCTGTTTGGGAAATAGCCGCAGAAGATAGCGTTCTATTTCTTTGGGCAACAGTGCCAATGATTAAGGATGCCTTTAAAGTAATGGACGCATGGGGATTCACTTATAAGTCTCAAGCCATATGGGTAAAGGACCGTATAGGAACAGGTTATTGGTTCCGTAATAAACATGAAATACTTCTTGTTGGCACTAAAGGTAAAATACCCGCGCCAGCAATGGGTGATCAATTTAATTCAATAATTGAAGCACCTCTTGGCGCACATAGTGAAAAGCCAAAAGTTTTTCATGAAATGATTGAAGCATATTTCCCAACACTTCCAAAAATAGAATTAAACGCGAGAGATGCGCGTGAAGGTTGGGATATTTGGGGCTATGAAGCTCCAATAAAATAAAAAAAACGACGCCTTGTGGGGGCGTCGTTAAGGTGCTTAGAAACCAAGCTTCAAAGTTCTGGAACTTCGAAGAAGTGAACAGCGAAGGAAGTCGCTATGACTGAAGAATTTAATGAATTACCTTTAGAATGTCAATCATTTGATGATGAGTTTGCATCACTCATTGACTATGCAAAAATGTATAGAAGTCTGGGACTGCAAGTTGTGCCGGCCATATCGCCATCAAGCGGCAAGAACTGGAAAAGACCTGCCCTTCCCACCTGGAAAGAGTTTACACATCAGCTTGCAAGCGATGAACAGTTTGAACAGTTCTTTGCAGGTCATGCTAATTTAACTAATATTGGCCTACTTACCGGCCCATGTTCTAATAACCTATTCATTGTTGATTTAGACATACACAAGAACCCTAATGCAATGGTCTGGTGGGAAGGTATTCACGCCGACCACAATGCCGGAATTATGTCTGAGGCCCCTACCCAAAGAACGGGCGGCGGCGGCTTGCAGATGCTTTTCTTTGCTCCAAAGGGCTGGAACCCTCCAACAATCAAAACATCTATTGGCGTCGATATTAGAGGCGTTGGCGGCTTTGCGGTTGTCGCCCCTTCCCGTCATGAAGCGCAAGGAAGCGAATATGCGTGGATTGAAGGCCAAGAGCCATACACCATCCCCATTCCTGTAGCAGATACGTGGCTATGCCAGGAAGTCGACGCGCTGGCAGCTAAGTATGGCGGACACGTTACGAATGAAGCTGGCGAGAGGGTTAGGACTGAGACGCCTCAACATCAAACTGACGAATGGGGAAAGATCATTGATGGTCGTGAAGACCGAATGTATCGCATGATCTGGAGGACAATGCTTGACCTCTACCGCGACTCTCCAATTATCCCAAGCGAAAGTGACCAAGTAAAATTAAAAAAGGATCTATTTGATTCTTATGTTGAGTCAGTCGAGAGCCGCTTGCGTGAACCTGGAACGCCTAAGCATATGCTTCTTGAAAAAGAAGATCGCGGCATATCGATGTTTAATCTTAAATGGCGCGCTGCGGTTAAACAGTGGGATACAAAGGTAAGGGAACAGGCGGCAGAACCTTGGATCTACGACGAACATAAGCAGAACTACAATTTTAAAGAAAAAGTAGACTTCACCACCGATAACTCAGATGCCGTGAACGGAGAGGGAACACCAATCCGCCCCCCAGACCTTTTTAGAGTTTGGGACATAGATGATTTGGATAAACAACCGCCAGCTGTTTTTATATGGGATGGCATAGTTGTTGAGGGTGGATCACATTACTTTGCTGCTGCTCCAGGCATAGGGAAGACGTTTATCGGTCTTGGCCTAGCAGGAGCCATTGCGACAGGCATGGATAGCTTTCTTGGTAAGAAGGTCAATAGGCACGGGCTGGTGATCTACATCACTACAGAGGGCTTATATGACCATAGGAAGCGTCTCAGGGCGTTTGAGAAGACGTATGGCGTGAAGGTGCCAAAAGAGAACTATCTTCTTATCCCAGATTCCATGAACCTTATGAATGAACGTGACCGCTCAAGGCTGATGCGGACATTGGCATGGGAAACAAAGATAAGAAACAAAATGCCCGTAATGGTCGTATTCGATACGGTCTCAAAAGTGACGCCTGGTGCTGACGAGAATACCCAGAAGGACACGACCCTTTTTATCAAGGCAAAGGCCGATATAAAGCAGGAGTTTAATTGCGCCGATCTTTGTATGCACCACCGTTCAAGAAATGGCGATGGGGCTATGCGTGGCTCAACAACCTATGAGGGCGAAGCAGACGGCATATACGTGTTTGAACGCGAGAAAGGATCAGAAGAACTTACCTTCACCGCTGCCAAGATTAAGGCCGCGCCAGACGGTTGGGACATGAAGGTGTTATTAAAGACCGTTGATCTGGACAACTTAGATACGAGCCTTGTTGCCGTTCTCCCAGATGCTCCGGGTGTTAGAGAGAAACATGATTTTGGCGGCCAACAAGAGACCGGGTATATCTTTGCAGCTGGCGTTAAGATGAGTGTGGCAGAACGAGATGAAATCCTAAGATCTGCCAAAGAAGCATGGGATGGTGGAGACCCATGGTCTATCGCTTCTCAAACAAAATATACCATGAGATATGCTCCAATATGGATTGAGAAGGTTCTTAAAAAAAGAATCAAAAACGATACACATGCTCTTTTGGTCGCCAGCGCGTTTGTCCAAATGGGCCTTTGGAGCAACGAATTAAGAAACTCAGATACAAAAATTAGAGGATTAAAGGTGTCTAATATGTATCAAAATGGCACAGAAAATACACGGAAGTCCTCAGATAGCAATAACAACGACTTCCGTGAGAATGAGGAATAATATCAATGCTTTACTATATTACGAAAGTCTCTAACTTCCGTAGTGGTTTGTTCCGTATCTACAGTATCAAAAACGTTATTGAAAATAAAGGGTTTTTATACGGAAGTAAGACACGGAAGTTACCCCCCTGTTCCCTACGGGAACTACCCCCCGCTCGCGCTGCGCGCCTTGAGGGCGCTCGCGCTCGCCAAATTGAAATGGCTCTTGACGGCAAAACGAAATGGCGATACGGATATCGGCATTCGTATGATTGATATTAGTATTTTTGGTTAGGCAAATTTGCCGGACCACATTTAGGATTGATATACATGGCATCCAAACCTAAAATCAAAAAGTCAAACGTCGACCGTGGCGTAGTCGTATCGGAATATACGTCGGTCCCATGGATGGTCACTCCTGGAGCTTACTTGGCTGGCAGAGCGGCGCTTGATGAGGCCGACGCGCTTGAAGTTGAGTTTGAGTTGAAGTGGGGCAGGGATCGGCTTCGGCTTCTTGTCGATACGGCTCTCAGAGAGAAGTTTGACCGGCAGCGCTACCTCACCAGCCAAGCACGGTGGACAGGCACGCTGGAGGACGTCCAACGCGAAGGTAAGCGTATGGCAGCGGCGTGGAAGGCGTTAGACAAGGCGGCGACAGCGGCAGGCGCTAAAGTCCTCGACCCTTCCATTTGGGAGGTGACGCTTGAGGATGGCACAGTCGCCACACTTGTCCGCGAACCACAACTAGCCAACCGCGTTCTGGCAGACGGCAGAAGAATTAACGTCTACACGCTGGAAGAAATAGCCAATATGATTTCGGCCTTTCCAGAAGTCGTGAAGGCAAAAAGAGAGTTTGCAGGGGCAACTGTAACGCGGACAAAGTCTAGCGTAATTGACCCTCTTGATATGCCTACAGGCGGAAAAAACTCAGAAGGAATATTTGATGCTACTGCTCCTATAGATGGACCACCTGAAGGCTTTGACTGGGAAAAGGGTGATGATATACCGTTTTGATATACAAACTGATGGAGATCGATATGAAAGTGAAAGACTCTTACCTCTACGTAGCCGTTTCAATAGATAAGATCCTAAAGAAGAAAATGGCGGAATTGTATGACGCAGAGTTTGAAGGTGACGCCAAAAAGGTTGAAGATTTAAACGAGGAAATAAAAAAGTATAAGACCATGTGGTCTGTTGGCGAACGATATGAAACGAACTTTTAAGGAGTGAAACATGGCAGAGGAAGAGATTATACCGCAGGTCGAAAAGATTTACGACTTTTTACCTAATCAAGATATTGGCGTTGCTGACATAGCGGCAATTTGGACAGCGGCTCAACTGGCGGTCGGTGAAGCCATTTATGAAAAACTGCCAGACAAAACAAAAGTTCACTTCTCAGAGCGCAAATAAAAATAAGGGGGCACTTAGCCCCCTTTTTAGTCTATCAGTTCACGTAATTCGTTTTCTACTTTTGGCAACAGCCACCCTTGATCAATTACTCCTTCGTCCATGCCAATCATAAAAATGGATACAAGGCGAGGGATAGGGTAAGCGCCAGTAAGCCAGCTTCTAACCTGGCGATCCGTCACGCCCACAATCGTTGCTAAGTCCGAGTTGCTGAGATTTTGATTGACCATAATGCTTTTCAAATACTTGGGCGTCATAGCCTAATCCTCGTGAGATAAGATATTGAACAACGTCTTGCTCGGTCCAATTGTAATTTGGAACGTCGTAAGGTCGGTTGGTTAAAACACAGAACACGCGCCACAATGTAGGGTTGTGCTCATAGCAAGGTTCAAGCGTGGCAAGTATGTATGTCATATCAATCCTCCAGATAATCAGGTGCGTTATACTCTTCGCCAATTTTAGTTAAGATGTGGTCTTCGTAGTCTTTTATTAAACGTTCCTCAATGAGATCCCAAAGAGGGTTAGCGCCATCAAGATTAAGCTTCGACCCTTTTGGCGTCTCATGGTCAATCAGAATGGCCTTGATGCTATATGAGAAGCCGTCTTGGTATCCTGAGTAGGCGTCACCACCGTCATAATACCAATCTATCTCGGCTTCGCCATGAACGAACAGGCAGTATTCTGGATAAGGTTGCAGCTCTTCAAAAGAATACATGATGCTGCCGCTATCTGATCTACGTCTACGCATGTCAATCTCCATTAGAAGGGGAATAAAACGAAAGTTATTGCAGCAAAAATCAAAGCTCCAATCAAAGGTGGACGGTCATCAGAGTCAGATCCGAAGTAGCTGGCCATAATGATAAGAGCTGCGGAAAGCCCAAGAATGTGCATATCGATCTCCTGTTTATTTAATGTTAAATTGCATGACGAACCAAACGACGAATATACCAAACCATAACGGCCAGAGATAAACTGCGGCGCAAATGAATAAGGCGAGAGCTGTTTCCATGATCATCATCCAATGTGAGAGAAGTGAGGGGAAGTATCCCCTCAAGCTGCTACAGCTGTTTTAGAAGAAAGTTTAACGCGGATGGTCGTAACCAAAGACGTTGAGCTGCAAGCTGTGATCTGAGCTGGCGTCAGGAGCTCCTTGACCTTTTTGTTGTCAAGAGTTGAGCGCTCTGACAAGCCGATGGTGACGGTGAAGTTTGTGCCAACGATCTCTTCTACGCCTGTGGCTTTGATCTCAGCTTTTACTTCGTCAAGCTTCTTGGCCCATGCGTCAGCTTCTGCTTTGATCTGGGCGTAACGGTCAGCGAGGTTGTTGAAGTTAGACATTGTGAATCTCCGTTTCAATCTCAATTCGATGAGTGGAAGATACTTCCACGAATAGAGGTTGTCAAGCACAAAAAGGAAAAAATTTCCAAAATAATTTAAAATAATTTGTTTACAGATAAGATGTTGACAACAGCCAATGGTTTATAAGATATTGCGTCGTTGCCGTTGGCAGCTTAAATATCGATATTGAAATGGAAGGATCAGATATGACGAACAACCAGTTGCAAGCCATTGTCAGTCGCATAGAAAGCCTTGAAGAAGAAAAGGCCAATATTGCGGAAGACATCAAAAGCATCTACGCAGAGGCTAAAGGAAATGGCTTTGACACCAAGATCATTAAAAAGATTATCTCGCTACGCAAGCAAGATGCGACTAAGCGCGCTGAAGAACAGGCTCTCATTGCCACTTATATGGACGCTCTGGGGATGCTGGCAGACCTACCCTTGGGGAAGGCGGCGTTGGCTTCTGCGAAAGCTCCGAGAGCAGCGGCTGCGTCATCTTACGAAAACTTAGACGACGATTCCGATTTTATCTGATTTAACTAAAAGACTGGGATGTGTTATCATGTCCCAGTTTTCACAGTGTGGTTTGATATGAGCGAAGAGGTCAAACAAAAACGCCCAGTTGGAAGGCCGAGCAAATATGATCCGGCCTTTTGTGATGCCGTTTTGGAAATGGCCGCTGACGGAAAAGGTTGGGCTCATTACGCTTCAAAGTTCGGAATTGATCGTCCTACGCTTTACGATTGGGCCGCAAAACACGAAGAATTTTCGACAGCTTTAACGCGTGCGAAGGTTTTGGAGCAGGAATGGTGGGAAGAACAAGCCCGTTCCAACCTGAAATCAAAAGAGTTTAACGCTAATCTTTGGATCAAATCTGCGTCTGCTCGTTTCCGCGATGACTACACAGAACGCAAGGAAACGCAGCTTACTGGCGCTAATGGCGGCGCGATCCAGGTTGAGACGACAAAAAAGCTTAACATAAATGAGTTAGACCCAGAGCAGCGTGATGTGTTGAAGCAAGCGTTACTGGCTGCGAAGGGTGCAAAAAAATGAGTGATGAAGGTGAGTCTGTCGAACTAACGTCTGAACAACTTCAGTCGATAGTTCAACTGACGAACCAAATCATTTATCTCATTAGCGATGCCCAGGATGGCGTTATCGTTTTGAGGTCATTGTCTTCAGCGCTTACGTTTGTAATTTGCAACGGGCCTGAAACGCATGAGGAGGCGGAGAACGCTTTCGACTTTTTCGTTGCGTCAGTTGACGAAGCAATGGGTCAGGCCGACTTATATGGAATGGCGCGATGGTCACGGGGAACGGCACATTAAATCTTGATTACGTCATTGAAACCGTTCGCAGAGAAGAGCGTGAACGTGCGGCTGATATCATAAGAGGTTGGGAAATCTATTCGCCTTATATCGTTGGCAAAATGAAAATCGACGATAGGAAGCGTGCAATCATTGCCGCGATCAGAGGTGAAGAAGAGGACTATTATTCAGGTGCGTAATGGGCGAAGTTATTTATATTGATGGCGATCTTTATGACGTAGATGAAGAGCTCCTGGACATATCAAGATTAGAATGCAAAGAAAGCCTCAGTGAGTTTGTCCGCCAAGCGTGGCATGTTATTGAGCCTGGATCAGAATATATCCACAACTGGCACATCGATTTTATCGCAGAGCACCTTCAAGCCATAACAGATGAAGTCGAGCTTGATGATGGCTCGCCTTACAATCGTTTAGCTATCGCCATTGTGCCAGGCGCGATGAAATCGCTTATGGTCAATGTGTTCTGGCCCAGTTGGGAACTTGGACCAATGGGCATGTCTCACATGAGATACATTTGCGTATCGCATAGCCAAGAGCTGGCGATCCGCGACGGTCTCAAGATGCGCCGCCTCATCGAATCTGATTGGTATCAGGAGCGTTGGGGCAAAACCGTTAAGATCGCCAAAGATCAAAACCAGAAACAGAAATTCGAATTTGAAGGCGGAGGCTTTCGCCAATGCTGCGCTGCCGGTTCAATAACAGGCGCAAGAGCTGATCGCGTCATCGTCGACGATATGCTGTCAGTTCAAGATGCAACATCTAAGCAGATCATGGAAAGCACGACGCAACAATTCTTTGAAGCTATCCCAACGCGTCTCGTTAATCCTAAGAAGTCTGCCATCGTCGTGATCCAGCAAAGGCTCGCAGAGAACGATATCATTGGCTCAATCAAAGAACGCGGTCTGCCTTACGATCACATCATGCTTCCTATGCGTTATGAGTCTGCTAGGGCAGAAGCCACGATGCTTGGCATGGAAGACCCACGCAGCGAGGAAGGCGAGCTCTTATTCCCTGATCGCTTTCCAATTGACGTTGTTGAGCGCGACGAAGCAATCATGGGAAGATGGGCGACAGCTGCTCAGTTCCAGCAGAATCCAATTCCACGCGGCGGCGGTGTCATTCAAGCCGAATGGTGGCGTGAGTTTGAAGGATCAAGCTATCCGCCATTTTCATACGTCATTGCAGCCGTCGACGGTGCGTTCACTGTCAAGCAGGAGAACGATCCCAGCGCCATGACCGTCTGGGGCGTATGGGATGGCGGCGATCAGATGGCGCTGCCTACCAGATCGATAAACACAAAAGGCGAGATCATCTACGACAAGGAGCGCGTCTACCAAGTTGGCAAGAACAGCGTCATGCTCATCTACGCCTGGGCGGAGCGCTTGGAGTTCCATGAGCTCGTTGAGCGTGTCAGAGATACGATGCTGACTTACAGCGTCGACAAACTGCTGGTCGAGAACAAAGCCAATGGCTACTCCATAGCGCAAGAGATGCGACGTCTATACGGCCATGAAGACTTTGGCGTTCAGCTGATCGACCCGAAAGGTCTTGACAAGCTTGCGCGCCTTTACGCCGTCCAGCATCTGTTCACTGACGGTCTGATCTACGCGCCAGATACGCAATTTGCGCGAATGGTCATTAACGAAGTTTCTACATTTCCAAAAGGTCGCCATGATGATTTGACCGATACGACGTCTATGGCCTTGACCTATTTGCGTCAGGCTGGCTTATTGACAAGACAGGCTGAACACGTTGCACAGATGGACCGCGAGATGGAGCACTCTGGCCATCCCGCAGATCCTCTTTATCCAGTTTAATCAAGGAACAGTAAGATGATTTACGCTAACGCCGTCGTTGACGTTATTGATAAACCGCCAGCGCATGGTCAGGGGCTTGGCAAGTTCCGCGTGGAGGTCTGGGGGCGCGCCCCACACGACTTCGTTCGCATATATGATATTCGCGCAAAATCTGATAATGTGGCTGCTCGGGAAGGGCTCGACCGTTTCGTTGAAGAAATTGGAAAGCTCGTCGGAGATGTTCAAGGAATTTAATTATGCCAATTACGCCAGGGCTCAATCCAAACATTCGTCAGGAACAGGAAGAGCCCCAAGGGCTTGGCGCTGTCAGTGACCTTCTCGTCGAGATCGTAGAGGATGGCGATAAGCCAGAGACAGATGACAAAGGAAACATTCTTCGCCTGGATCATGGCGACGGTAGCGTTACTGTTTCACTTGATGGACGTCCTGTTGAGGGTGCCGAGGCCGAGTATAACAAAGAGTTCTTTTCTAATCTCGTTGACGATATTGATAGCTTTGAGCTTTCTCGTATTTCTGAAGAGCTGCTCAGAGGAGTTCGGGACGACCTCGACAGCCGTAACGACTGGATTGAAGATAGAGCACAAGGCATCAAGCTCCTTGGCTTAAAGGTTGAGATCCCAGGTCTTCAAGGCGCGTCTGACGGAGCGCCAGTTGATGGCATGAGCCGCGTCCGCCATCCGCTATTGCTTGAGGCCGTTCTTCGGTTCCAAGCCAATGCTCGTTCCGAGATGCTTCCGACGGATGGTCCTGTCAAAGTCAGGAACGACGATTACCTTGCGACAGTGCAAGAGGACGGACTGGCCGATGCGCTCGAAAAAGATCTCAACCACTATCTCACGGCCATTGCGAAAGAATACTATCCTGATACTGACCGAATGCTGTTTATGCTGGGCTTCGGCGGGACCGCATTCAAGAAAGTATACTTTTGTCCACTCAGAGGCAGGCCGGTCTCTGAAACAGTTGATGCGGACGACCTCATCGTCAACAACGCAGCAACGACGTTAACAGACGCAAAGCGTATCACGCATCGCGTTTACATGCGTCCGTCAACTGTAAGAAGGTTGCAGATTCTTGGCGTTTACCGAGACATTGATCTCATGACGCCAAGCATGGAGAACCCTGACGCGGTTCAGCGTGAGAAGGCCAGCCAGCAAGGTATATCAGTTGATTCAAAAGATCCTGAAGATCGTGACCGCGAGATTTATGAGATCTATTGCGAGTTAGATATTCGCGGCTTTGAACATAAATATAAAGGAAAAGAAACAGGATTAGAGATTCCCTATCGCGTCACAATTGATGTATCATCGCGTGAGATACTGTCCATTGTTCGTAACTATAACGAACCCACGGGCGAAGAGGGCGATGAACTTCCTGAAGCACGCATTAACATCGTCAAGTATTCTTTTGTCCCTGGCATGGGCTTTTACGACATTGGTCTGCTGCATATTCTTGGCAACACTACAAATGCGGTGACAGCTGCATGGCGCGAAATGCTGGACGCGGGAATGTATGCAAACTTCCCCGGCTTCCTAATGGCAGACACAGGCGCTCGCCAAAACACGAACATATTTCGCGTGCCACCTGGTGGGGGCGCGTTGGTGAAAACGGGTGGAATGCCAATCAACCAAGCGATCATGCCTTTGCCCTACAAGGAGCCTGGGCAGGCGATGATGAACTTGGTTCAGAACATGGTGGAGACGGGCCAGAGAGTTGGGTCGACAAGCGAGTTGCAGGTTGGCGAGGGCCGATCTGACGCGCCAGTTGGCACAACGCTAGCAATGATTGATCAAGCCACAAAAATCATCAACAGCGTTCACAAAAGACTTCATGCGTCACAGGCGGAAGAGTTTCAGCTATTGGCGCAATGCTTCCGCGAACATCCTGAAAGCTTCTTTAAAAAGCGCAAAGGGCCGTCGCTGCAATGGAACGCGCAGCTATTCCTGCAAGCCTTGGATAATCATGAGATTGTCCCGCAGGCAGACCCAAACACCGCAAGCCATACGCAGCGCTTGATGAAAGTCATGGCGCTGAAGCAGTTGCAGGCGACAAATCCTGCTATGTTTGACGCGACAAAGATTGACATGGAGGCTATGCGCGCAATTGGTTGGTCTAACCCAGAACAGTTCATGGCGACCAACCAAGGTCCGCCGCCACCTCCGCCAGAAGTTATGGCAAAGATGGAAGAGCTGAAGATCAAGAAGCAAGACGCCGACACAAAGACAATGCTGGCTCAAGCTCAGATCCAGAAAGATATGCAGGGCCAGCAGGGCGTTCCGCTTGACCAGAATAAGTTGATTGACTTGCAGCTTAAGCAGCAAGACATGAAGCAAAAGCAGCTGGACGCGCAGATTAAGCAAATGGACATTGCGGCTAAGATGCGTGAGTCCATGATGCAGATGCAGACTGAACGTGCAGATACGCAAGTTCGTTTGCATGAGGCAGAGTTGAAGAATCAAGACGATCGGTTTGAAGCCGCCAACCGTCAGCGTGATCGTGAAAGCGCTGAGAGGATTGCAGCGGTGAAGCTGGCGCAGGACGTCATGCGCACACCTGGCGCGGATAAGGTTGTAGAGAAGTTGTTGCCGCAAGATATGCTTAAGCGCCTTCAGTCTGACGAGCCGCCGATTGAGGATCAATAATGGCTAAGATCAAAGTCGATTATCCTCTCAAAAAGTCAAAGTCGTTAGACAAAGCTTTGGAGCCTGGCAACAAGACCGGCTTTGTTACGGTGATGAGCCCGACGGATTTTCTGAAGCACGCTAAGAGGCTAAAAGAAACAAAAGAAGACAAACTCCTTATTTCCTCATTTAAGGAGGGGATGAAGGATGGCAAAAAGTTCAAAGCTCTTAAACTTCTTGATCATAACCTCGCTGATGGTCGCCACCGTGCTACTGCTGCTGAAGAGCTTGGGATCAAGAAGATACCGGTAATTGATTATCGTGAGAGCGACCTAGCCAAAGAACCAGATGGGATTCATGCCGTGAGCAAGAAGTCAAACAGAGTTGGCAAAGCAACAGGCGGCGCAATGAATTTACCATTAGGCAGCGACGACCCAAATGATGCTTTCCGTCGACTGATTACCTGGAGCTTTGCAACTGCGCCTCTGTTTCACAGGGCTGCGGGCGGAGGTGTTCAAGGCGATGTTCAGTTTGCGCCTGAAGATGAAACGTCACGCCTTCCGACGTTTACGCAACCAGAAGCACAGGCTGTGTCACGGGCTCTTGATGTGGCTAATGCCGTTCCTAAAAAAGAATACAAGCCATTTGGCGTATTGCCATTTCGTGAAGATGAATCAGGTATTCACTTTGACCCACATGCCGGTGTGCTGGGAAAGATCATAGGCGGCGTAACCGCGCCAGGAGATGTAGTTACTGGCAAACTTGATCCTATGTCTGACGAGGGAATTAATAGAATTGTTGATTTAGCAGGAGTGGCTGGCGGAGGTGGCACCGCGTTTAATGAAGCACCTGCTGGTTCTATTGGTATGTTTATTGGCAGAAACGCAAAAACAGCAGATTTGGATGCCCTTAGAGAAGCTCAAAAAATGGCTCTGAGCCGAGAAGGGCGTGACGCCATTTGGGATAAAACAGGTTGGTATGAAGGAAGGGACAAGAATTGGCGCAGTGAAATATCAGATCATCGTTCTGATTTTCATCCTGAAGTTTTTGACAAACTAATGGATAAGGGAATTGTTTATGGGAAGATGGGGGATATTTATAATCACCCGGATTTATATAAAGCCTATCCCCATCTTGCCGATCTTGGCGTAGTTGTCGAGCATGGAGCATGGCATAACCCAAGCGGTTTATATGAACAATACAAACAAATACCGGGAATTGAGGTAAAGAGTAACCAAATTGAAGGTCCTAATGGATTGCGTTCTATATTATTGCATGAATTGCAACATGCAGTTCAGCATCACGAAGCACATGCCCCCGGCGGAAGCCCTGCGCATTTTACTCAGCAAAAGGAAGCTGAAGCAGCTCATAGTGCATTAACTTTAAGAAAAGAAATGGATCAGGTAGCAAAAGAAAATCCTGATTTAGCAGGAAAGCACCAAGAATTATTGTCACGTGTATTTGATGACTATGCCAATATGGGTGCGGCTGATTGGTTCCCTAATTCAATGGCTCAAAAAATGTCCATTGATTATGAAAATAATCCAACTAAAATTTTGGAAGATTTAACTAAAATATATGGCACAAACAGACAAACATCTGCTTTCACTCCAATGGAAATGTATAAAAAGATTTTAGGCGAAGTTGAATCCAGAAATACTCAAAAACGTATGGACATGCTTGATTTAGCTAGGCAAATTCATCGTCCTTGGAAAACTCAGAGTGTTCCTGATGAGGAGCAATTGGTTCTTTCTCCAAGCGGGAGAGAGGTAATTGTTGATTAAACAGCTCTGAAAAATCAACGTCTTGGTCTATTGCCACATTGTCTGGTAGGTTTAATTTTATCTTTGTAGCCATTTCGATCCCCATATCGACACTATTAATAATCCCGACGTTAGTATATTATCTGATCTTCCGCAAGGACGGAGACCGGGACGCCGGTTATTTCTAGCTAGGAATAGATAAAATGTCTGAATACTCTTCAAAAACATTACGGGGTAAGATGAAGGATAAGGCAAAGCGCCTTGCCTCCCCAGGTAATTATTCCAAGGATCAGGAAGTATCAAGCGCCGATTGGTCGCCTGCTGCTCCTATCAATGCAGACGTAAAGACGGGTCTGCGTCCTGTTTCCCCACGAAATTATAAGCGTGGCGGTGCCGTTAAAAGAGCCGAAGGCGGCGCTACTAAAGGCAGCAAATGGACAGACGAATTTATTAACCGCAACGTCAAATCAGCTAACGCAGAGCGCCCAGGCGGCAAAGATCACGTTGGCGCTTTGAAAAAAGGCGGCAAGGTTAAGCGCGCAAGTGGCGGCTTGGCTGAAGAATTATCAAAACCTGTTTCTGATTTAAGAACCCGTCTTTCACGGGAAGATCGCCGCAGAAAAGAGATGGAGCCTGACAGCAAAGGCAGCGGTATGTTAAGCGGGTTGCTGGGTAAAAGGCATGGCGGCAAAATTAAGCGCGCTACTGGTGGCAATGTCCCGTCGGACAAAGAAACGCAAACGGACAAAGCCCGTATCGGCACAGAAAAGATCAAGCCAGTTCGCGCCAAGGCTGAACACTACAAGAAGGGCGGGAAGATTAAACGCGCTTGTGGTGGTTACGATGATGGCGGTCGCCTTCCTTCTCCCGAAGAGGCAATTGGCTCAGAGGTTCGCATGAAGGGCCTTAAGGTTATGCCTTCTCAGTCCGCCAGCAAAGCCGCTATGGTTCCTCCTTCAACGCTGCGTCGTGAAGAGGGCTATGCCGCTGCCGACATGAAAGCCAAGCGTCCAGGACGTAAAGACGGTGGCGCTAAGTGGATTCAGTCAGCAATTAAAAAGCCCGGTGCTCTTCACAAGCAGCTTGGCGTTCCTGCTGGCGAGAAGATCCCCGCGAAGAAACTTGCTAAAGCCGCCGATAAGCCAGGTAAGCTTGGCCAACGTGCGCGCCTAGCAGAGACGCTGAAGGGTCTACGCAAAGGCCGCGCTACAGGTGGCGCAGCTGATGCAAGCCCACTTAGCACAGCTGCTAAGTCTGTTCGTGATGGCCGTGCAACGGGTGGACGCAAGTCTGGTAAGACAGACATTAAAATTAACATTTTAGCTGGCGGTGCAAAGCCACCTATGCCTGGCGCAATGATGCCGCCTCCAGTTGTGCCAATGTTGCCGCCTACAGGCGGACCTGGCGCTGGTCCTGCTCCTATGCCACCTGCGGCTGTTCCTGCTGCTGGTCTTCCAACACAGGGTATTCCGATGGGTCGCAAAGCAGGTGGACGTATTACCAAAGTAGCCAAGTCATATAAAGACATGCAGGCTGGTTCAGCTAGTGGAGAAGGTCGTCTTCAGAAGACGGATATCGCCAAGCTTCATAAAGATGCGCCTTCACGCAAGTCTGGTGGTAAAGTTCGCGGGAAGTAGTTCTCGTGCCGGGGGCGGCTCTTCCCCTTCCTCAGAGTCGCCCCTACTTATAAGAGGAAGGCCAGAGTGGAAGCTGGTCATGGGAACGTTAACGCAAGTAAGTGTCTATATACGCGAACTCGAGCATCTTATTAATATTGAGATTGAGAGGTTAGTTGAGCAGATGGCTCTTGGTAGGCTTGAACGCATAGAAGAATACAAACATTTAGCTGGCAGGATTGCAGGTCTTGCGCAGGCAAAAGAATATCTTGGCGAGGCCGACAAGATATGCGCCGAGAAGTATCGTTAACGAGGAAGGGTAATATGAAACAACTAGAAATGAGCCATGACGTAGATCCAAAGCAAAAGCTGATAGAAGATTTGGGTGACATCTCAAACATTGAGATATTTAACAATCAGCTTCTTGTTGCGGTTTATATTCGCCCTGAGAAAACCAAGAGCGGTTTGTATCTGAGCGATAAGTATCGTGACGAAGATCGTTTTCAGTCTAAGATTGGATTGATTGTTGGCATGGGTCCAACTGCTTTCCAAGACGATACGGGTGTTTGGTTTAACAATTCCAGCTTTGCGGTAGGAGACTGGGTTGTGTTTAGGCCATCAGACGGCTGGAGCGTCACGGTTAATGGCTCTTTATGCCGAATGTTGTCGGATACGCAGGTAAAAGCTCGCGTCCCGAACCCAGATATCATGTGGTAAGGAGATTTATATGTCTGATGAACCAGAGAACCAGGAAGACAGCATTGAGATTGTGTTAGAAACAGTTGAAAAGGCTGAATCTAACGAGCCAAAAGTAGAAATTGAGGACGATAAGCCAGAAGTTGAGGCTAAAAAGCAAGAAATTACCGAAGTTTCTCCTGATCAGGGTATTCAAGAGCTAAAGAAACGCCTTGAAGACGAGAAGCAAGCCCGTCGTGAAGCTGAAAGGCTTGCGCGAGAGGCTCATGAACGTGCCGCAAAAGCCAATACAGACAAATCTGAGTCTCAATACCAGCTTGTTGTGAACGCAATTGAGACAGTTAAGGAGCGTGCCAAGGCTCTTGAGACGGCTTATGCAGAAGCTTTAAGCGTTGGCGATACCACAAAGGCCGCAGAGATCGTTTCTGCTATTTCCGTCAACAACGGACAACTGGAACGCTTGAAAGACGGCAAGAAGGCCATGAAGCGCCAGATGAAGGAGGCGGAAGAGCAGGCTAAACAGCCTATTCAGCCTCTTCAACCGCGTGGCAGCATCGTTGATCAGATGATCGAAAATGTCGGACAGACGTCAAGAGCTTCTGCTGAATGGCTTGATCGCAACAGAGACAACATCCGCAACGAGCGTGACGTCAGAAAAATGATACGTGCTCATGAGGATGCGGTTGATGATGGTATCCGAGTGGATACACCTGAATACTTTTCATTTATTGAGGGGCGTTTAGGTATCAGTAATAAAGTCAACGAGACGGTTTCAGAAGAAAGCGCAGAAAATCCAATGTCTTCTGCTTCGGCTCCTGCTCAAAAGCGCTCAACTCAGCCACCTCCAGCTCCAGTTTCTCGCGCAACGTCTCGTCCTAATACAATGAGGCTTTCACGCGATGAGGCCGACACTGCTAGAGCTTTAGGTTTCACGCCTGAAGAGTATGCCAAGAACAAAGCTTTATTAATCAAAGAAGGCCGCTACGGCCATTAA